CATACAATGTAAGCAGGTTGATATTGCTTCCAACAATATGACAATCATTCAGTCTAACAAGTATATTGGTAAACTACAGAAAGAGATTGTTGCACTAAGTGGAACAAAAGAAGACTTGAAGGCGGAGACAGACAAACTGGAAGAGTTGAAGAACTCTCTTACAGCACTTGAAGATAAAAAGAAAGAATTGTTGGAAGAGAAAACATATCTTGATGCAGCCGCATTGTTGTTGAAAGATACTGGTATCAAAACAAAGATTATCAAACAATACTTGCCAGTGATTAATAAGTTGGTGAATAAGTATCTTGCGACACTAGACTTCTTTGTTAACTTCAACTTGGATGAATCATTCAAGGAAACAATTAAGTCACGCCATCGTGATGAGTTTAGTTACGCATCATTCAGCGAAGGTGAGAAACAACGTATTGATATGGCATTGATGTTAACTTGGAGAGCAGTTGCCAAGTTGAAGAACTCTACCAATACCAATCTGTTGATTCTTGATGAGGTATTTGATTCAAGTCTTGATGCAAACGGCACAGAGTATCTAATGAACATCCTACATATGTTAGAAGATGTGAACTTGTTTGTTATCTCACACAAAGGTGATATACTCCAAGACAAGTTTAGAAGTATGATTCGATTTGAGAAAGTAAATAATTTTAGTAGAATAGCGAGGTAATTATGGAAGGCGACTATCAAGTAATGAAAGCACTTCACCAGTTCCATGAAGAAGATAGAACTGCAAGTGTATACCTGTTACAAGGTAAAAGTAAATTTCTAGTCTTGTATTATGATGCACAGACAGATTATAATGAAGCAGGATATTTTGATTTTGAACGTGACGCAGAAGATGCGGCAGAAAATTGGGTGATGAGAGCATGAATGAAACAATAAACAATGATGATATCTTAGTTATTAATACTGAGACAAACACAGCACCTACTAAGGTGACATATGATCCATTACCTGTATATACAGAGGGTCATCCATTTCTAAAATTGCCAACAAAAGAAGTTGAAGTTTCAGAGATTAACACACCAGAATTCCAACAAGCGATTGGTCAATTGAAAGCCACTATGCGTCAGTATGGTGCAGTTGGTATTTCTGCTAATCAATGTGGTTTGAATTTGAGGATGTTTGTTCTTGGAACAGATGTGTTTCAAATGGCATGTATCAATCCAAAAATTATTGCCACTGAAGGTGAGTTGGTAAAAGTGCGTGAAGGTTGCGTATCGTTTCCAGCATTGTTTATTAACGTGCCTAGATATCAGAGAATCCAAGTTGAGTATCTGAATGAGAATGGTGAAACAACTACCACTTGGATGGATGGTATTACAGCACAATGTTTCCAGCATGAACTTGACCACATGAATGGTATATGTTATACTGACAAAGTTGGTCCGTTGGCTGTGCAGATGGCTAAGAAACGCCAAGCCAAAATGATTAAGATGATTAAACGTAGCATGAGGTAAGCATGACAAAAGAGATTAAAGAAACAACTGAGTATGAAAGTTGCTTAGATTTTGAGAGTGATGAAATCAATGATGTGACAAAGTTCATGGAAGATGGTGCCATCGCAGAGACTGGACTTGTCGCAGAAGTTGATGATTCTCTTTTGACCCGTGAAGAATTCTTTAAGAAATACTGGAAAGGTATGCCTACCTTTGACCAGAATGATAACCCACCATGGAAACAAATCTATGTAAACTTCCGTAACAAAGAAGACTATGAAGCGTTTGCTAAGTTGGTTGAACAAGATTTGACCGACAAGAGTAAGAGTATTTGGTATCCTAAACTTGACATTGAAGAAAACTCTTTACATCGTTGGATCGTAGAATGATTATTAATCCGAAGTATCCTGTTTACATTATCTCTAAAGGTCGCCATGAGTCCATGTTGACCTCACGTTCACTTGCACGTATGAAGATTCCTCATTACATTGCAATTGAACCACAAGACAAAGATAACTATGAACTTGCGTTAGATAATTTTAAGATTCGTCCATACGTGACGTTGCTAGTTGCACCATTCAGTAATCATGGTGATGGTCCTGGTCGTGCTCGTAACTGGTGTTGGGACCATGCGATTGAAATTGGTGCTGAGAAACATTGGGTGCTAGATGATAACATCACAGACTTCTATCGTTTGAATAACAATAAACGTTATCGAGTTGAATCTGGTGCTATCTTCCGTGCCGCTGAAGATTTTGTTGACCGATTTGAGAATGTGCCAATCTCTGGCTTTCAATATCGTTTCTTTATTGCACCAAACTCAAAGTATCCACCATTTGTTACCAACACACGAATCTATTCTTGTTTGCTAATCTCTAATGATTGTAAACACCGTTGGCGTGGTCGTTACAATGAAGATACTGATATCTGTCTCCGTGTCTTGAAAGATGGTGACTGCACGATTCAGTTCAATGCTTTCTTGCAAGGTAAAGCGGCAACACAAACAGTTAAAGGTGGCAACACCGAAGAGTTCTATCACAAAGAATTCGCTGACCAAGATGAGAATTTTAAGAAGACTGGCTACAATAGTAGTGGTACCATTAATAAATCTCAAATGCTGGCAGAAATGCATCCTGATGTTGCGAGAGTTGTTTGGCGATATGGTAGATGGCACCACTATGTTGACTACAATCCGTTCAAGAAAAATAAATTAAAATTGAAACCAAACGTAGTAATACCAGAAGGTAATAATGAGTATGGAATGAAACTCATTCATAACTGGAAAGAAAATTAATACTTTTTAGTTACTTGACATTCCTTCTGGTCCTGATATACTTGTATCTGTAGTTAGAAGGAATGTTATGAATTTCACACAAGAATCCAAGTCTCAATTAGCCAAGTTGATGGCTACTGAGAACATCATCGTAGAACACCAAAAAATTCCAACTGCGGCTTTCAACCTGAAAGACCGTGTTTTGTATTGCCCTATCTGGAAAGATATGTCAGGCGATTTGTATGACTTATTGCTAGGTCACGAAGTTGGTCACGCACTAGAAACACCAGAAGCAGGTTGGCACAATGCTGTCACTGGCACTGGTAAGTTTGAGAAAAGTTTCAAACACTTCCTCAACGTGGTAGAAGATGCCCGTATCGAAAAGAAAATGAAACGCCGCTATCCTGGTTTGCGTAGTTCATTCGTTCGTGGTTACGCCAGTCTTATTGAACGTGACTTCTTCGGTTTGAAAAATCGTGATATCAATTCAATGCCATTCGTTGACCGCTTGAATCTTCACACCAAAGGTGGCGTGGCTATGGGTGTAACATTTAGTGTTGAAGAACACAAACTGGTTGCACAAGTTGAAGGTTGTGAATCATGGGATGATGTTGTCCGTGTTACCGAAGCCATCTTTGAGTATTCAAAGCAGGAACAAAAAGAACTAGAAGACAAAAAATATAAAATGCCATCACGTTCGTTTGATGATATGGATGATTATGAATTGTCGGATGAAGAATCGGATGAAGATTCTTCTGGTGCTTTTAGTGATTCTAAAACACAAGACAAAGGTGAACCAAAATCTACCAAAGAAGATTTGGAAGAAGATTCTGTAGACACTACCGATGCTAAAGATTCTAACGAATCTATTAATGGTCAAGAGTTTCAACGTGAAAAAGAATCACGTTCCGTTTGGAATGATGAAACAGATTTTGATGATTATGTTCCAGAATGTGAGACTGACCAAAACTTCCGTGCTAACGAATTTAAGTTGTTGGATTCTCGTTGTAAAGAATATGTGTATGTGGAAATTCCAAAACCTATTCTTAAAAACATTCTGACACCTGCAAAACGTGTTCACGAATTGATGGAAAAATCTTGGGGTGGCGCACCAACAACTGACCAACAAGAACGATTCCGCATCTTGCGTGATAAGTTCTATAACGAATTCAAACAAAAGAATGACCGTTATGTTGGTTTGCTGGCTAAAGAATTTGAAATGCGTAAAGCCGCATCCAAATTTGCTAAGGCTAAAGTGTCTGAATCTGGTGATATTGATATCAGCCGTATCTACAAATACCAAGTTGATGATAATATCTTCCGTAAGATTACTAAAGTGCCAAAAGGTAAGTCACATGGTTTGGTTATGTTGTTTGACCGTTCTGGTTCTATGCAATACAACATGGCTTCCACTATTGAACAAATGATGGTTGTAGCATCCTTCTGCCGCAAAGTTAATATTCCATTCGTGGTGTATGGCTTTGGTAACAACGACAATGGTTGGCAAATTGACCATGACAATTTTGGTGCTGATGGCTTCACAAAAAATAGTAATGAAATGGCATTGAGCCGTGTTTACTTGCGTGAATACTTGAATTCTAATATGAATAACTCAGAGTTCCAACGTTGCATGAAAAACTTGGCTCTGTTGACCAATGCATACGGTTCACGTAGCCAACGTAAGGTGAGTGTGCCATCAAGTGAAGGTTTGTCAAACACACCAATGATTGAAGCCATGGTCGCTATGCAACCATTGACTATTGAGTTCCGTGAAAAACATAAACTTGATATTGTCAATATGATTCTATTGCACGATGGTGATACTGATGGTATCAACTACAAACACAAGGGCTATTCACAATCTGAATATTTTGATACACAACGTCACAATGTTATCGTTCAAGATAAGAAGAACAAATTCCAAGTTCATGCTGAGTATCTTGATTATGATAGTGGTTTGCGTAGTGCTGTGTTTAAGTGGTATACCGAAACAACTGGTGCAAAAGTGGTAGGTTTCTTTATCACCGCTTGTGGTTCCACTGGTCAAGTAATGCGTAGCACAATTGAGCGCCGTTATGTTGATGAGAATGGTAAGTTTCTCTGGAATACCCGTCACAACAGTGGTGCCATGGAAATGATGCGGGCACGTGAATTGTCTGAGGAATTGGGTAAACAAATGCGTGATAGCCGTTTCGTAGAATCACACAATCATGGCTATGGTCGGTTCTTTATTATTCCAGGTGGTGATGACTTGGCAGTTGAAAACGAAAGTTTACAAATTGAAGGTCAGTTCACCGCCGCTAAATTGCGTAATGCATTTATCAAAATGAATAAGAAGAAACAGGTCAGCCGTGTGCTGGTGAATCGTTTCATTGGGTTAATTGCCCTGTGACATTTTTACAACACCACTTGACAGAGTGGTGTTTTTTTGTTAAAATATTTGTATTGATTGATTGATGGAGTTGTTATGAATAAACGTGAGCAGTTTTTGTCTTTTGCCGCCGCTACTGGTAAGTCTGTTATGTCCCGCCAAGAGATTGAGGACTTGTGTGCCGAGAAAGGCATTAATTTTCCACAATGGTTTGCAAAAGATGCATCCAATCGTGCTGGTCGTGGTCTATATAATATTCCTAATACTAATACTGTGGCTATGGTCGCACAAGTTGTCCCTATGAAAAAAATTGATACACCACCAACTGGTAATCGCATTGCTAGTGTTACTACCGAACTTGAAACAGAGAATTTAATTCCTGCTGTTTATAAGAACTATGTTCCTTTTGGTAACTACCAAGACTTGTTGGCGATTGTCCAAAGTAACCAATTCTTTCCAATCTTTATCACTGGTCAATCTGGTAACGGCAAAACAATGTCCGTTGAACAGGCATGTGCAAAAGCAAAACGCAAATTCGTTTGTATCTCTATGACACCTGATACCGATGAATCTGATTTGCTTGGTAACTATGTTTTGATTAATGGTCAAATGGAATGGCGTGATGGTCCAGTCACAATCGCCGCTCGTCAAGGTGCCGTTTTGTGTATTGACGAAATTGACTACGGTGCTCAAAACTTGTCCTGTTTGCAACGGGTTCTCGAAGGTAAGCCTTTCATGTTGAAGAAAAAAGGTGAGACTGTTACACCAGCACCTGGCTTTACCATTGTTGCTACTGCAAACACAAAAGGTAAAGGTTCTGATGATGGTCGCTATATGTTTACTAACGTATTGAACGAAGCCTTCTTGGAACGTTTCTTGAATACTTACGAACAAGAATATCCACCAACATCCGTGGAGAAGAAAATCGTTAAGAAAGAATTGGTTGCAGTTGGTAAAGAAGATGATAACTTTGCTGATATGTTGGTAACATGGGCAGATACTATTCGTAAAACATTCGCCGAAGGTGGTGTTGATGAGATTATCTCCACACGCCGTCTGGTTCACATTGTTAAAACCTATGGTGTGCATGGTGACCGTATGAAGGCTGTTAGTTTGTGTTTGAATCGTTTCGATGATGATACCAAAATGTCATTCTTGGACTTGTATACCAAACTTGATGCTGAGGCTAATAAAGCAAACGAACCAGAACCTATTCCAGCACCAATGCAACCTGACGTTGAAATTCCTTTCTAATTAATTTCAACTTTACCGCACAGAGTATTGACATGCTCTGTGCTTTTTTGCTATTATATGAGTATTGAGACATTAATCACCTCTCAATTTATTTTTAAGTGTGATTACATTATGGAGTTAAATATGAAATTATCCGCTAAAGAAAAAATGTTGGCCGCATTGTCTAAGAAAGATGGCTACAACACATTCACCGTTGCACAGGCACGTCACCGTTTCGGTATCACAAACGTAGCCGCACGTATTGCTGAATTGCGTGAAGATGGCCATCCAATCTATACCAACACACGTAAGTTGGAAGATGGTCGCAAAATCTCTTTCTATCGTTTGGGCACACCGACAAAACGCATGATGAAAGCAAAGCGCACCGCCAAGTTTGCCTAATTTCAGGTAGATTTTTTGAGGGATTGAGATATATAATTATATCTCTCCCTCTTTTTTATGGATAAATTATGGAAATTAAAGTTAAAATTGAAGACTTGAAACAACATAAATTGTTTGTTGCTACACCAATGTATGGTGGTCAAGCACACGGCATGTATGTTAAGGCTTGTCTTGATTTGCAGGCATTGTTGAGTAAATATGGTGTAGAAGTTAGATTCTCATTCCTGTTTAATGAATCTCTTATTACACGGGCACGTAACTATTTGGTTGATGAGTTCTTACGTTCCGACTGCACACATATGCTCTTCATTGATTCTGATGTGCATTACAATCCACAGGATGTTATTGCATTGTTGGCACTTGATAAAGATGTTATCGGTGGACCATACCCAAAGAAAGCAATCAACTGGAACAACGTTGCACATGCCGCACGAACCCATGCTGATATGAATCCACATGAATTGGAAAATGTTGTTGGTGACTATGTGTTTAACGTAGTTAAAGGCACACAACAATTCTCGGTGAATGAACCTCTTGAAGTTCTTGAGATTGGCACTGGCTACATGATGATTAAACGTGAAGTGTTTAATAAAATGGAAGCCGCATATCCACAACTGCGCTATCGTCCAGACCATGTTGGTCAAGCCAACTTTGATGGCTCACGTTACATTCATGCATACTTTGATACAATCATTGATACTATTGATAGTGCAACAGGTGGTGGTTCTGACCGTTACTTGAGTGAAGACTATATGTTCTGCCAACTCTGGCGTAAAATCGGTGGAACAATTTTCTTGTGTCCATGGATGAGAACACAACACATTGGCACATACCCATTCACAGGTAACATGCCTAAAATTGCTGAACTAACAGGGAAACTATAATGGGTGAAATTGTAAATCTACATGTGCCAGAAAGACTTGCTGGTGAAACATTTGAAGCATATCAACAACGCCGTTTGACTTCACGTGCTCGTAACAAGATGAATGCAAAAGGTATTATGCTTTGGAATTCTAAAGAACAAGGCCAATACATTGCAAGTAAACACTTGTCTGATGCTATGAAGTCTATCATTGAGAAAGACTTCCAATGAGTGAAGGGCGCAAGTTCGATGGTGGTAAACTAGAATATGGTTTACTGCCTCCTCTTGCACTTGAGGAAACTGTTAGAGTGCTGACGTTCGGTGCACAAAAGTATGAGCGTGATAACTGGCAAAAAGTTCCAGATTCTAAACGTAGATACTTTGATGCCATGCAACGACATGTTTGGTCATGGAAACAAGGTGAACAACTAGACCCTGAATCTGGTATTCATCACTTGGCACATGCTATGTGTTGCTTGATGTTTTTATACGAACATGATATACTATACTCACGTGAACAAATTTATAATGGAGAAACTAAATGAAACTATCTAAAGATACACTAGAAACTTTGAAAAACTTTTCAAGCATTAATGATGGTATTGTTTTCCGCACAGGTAAAACATTACGCACATGTGATGCATCCAAGCAAGTCTTGGCAGAAGCCACAATCACGGAAGAAATTCCTGCTGAGTTTGGCATCTTTGATTTGAATCGTTTTCTTTCGGCACTAAGCCTGAATCGTGGTGATAGTGAAATGACTATTGATGGCAAGTCTGCTATTCTTAAAGATGAAACTGGTCGTAAGACTACACACTATCGTTTGTGTGAAGTCACTATGGTTAAGAATGCACCAGAAAAATCAATCGTAATGCCAACAAGCGATGTTCAATTCACACTTGAGCAACAAGACCTTGAAGATATTTTGAGAGCATCCTCAGTATTGGCTACACCACATATTGCTATCAAGTCTGATGGTAATAAAGTTTTCTTGTCTGCTATTGATAACAAAAACACATCTACACACACTAATGAAATTGAAATCGGTGCAGGTAATGGCAAGAAATATACAATGTTGTTTAAGACAGAAAACATGAAAATGGTTCCTGGTTCTTATGATGTTGTTATCTCTTTCAAAGGTCTAGCATCATTCAAAAACAAATCTAAGCCATTGCAATATTGGGTTGCTACTGAAGTTGGCTCGTCAGGTGAAGCATGATTTTCGTATACGTTACTGATACGAATAGACAGACTTGGACAATCAATCTTATGAAAGTCGTTAAGATGATAGAGGATGGCAAGTCTACAATGATTTATCTTGATGATGGTCTTATTATTAGGACTGATGAATCACTAATTGACTTGACAGCACGTTTCAATAACGTGTGATTTGATTTTTATATTATGGAGTTGTTATGGAACATTTATTGTGGGTTGAGAAACATCGACCACAAACTATTGACGAATGCATTTTGCCTGAGCGCCTTAAGAAGCCGTTTCAGGAATATGTAAAGTCAAATCACATACCTCACCTGTTGCTATCTGGTAGCGCAGGTGTTGGTAAGACAACTGTTGCGAAGGCGTTGTGTAATCAGATTGGTGCAGACTATCTTATTATCAACGGCTCTGATGAGGGTCGTTTGATTGATACGTTTCGCACCAAGATTAAAGACTTTGCATCCTCAATGTCATTCACTGGTGGTCACAAAGTAATCATCATTGATGAAGCCGACTACATGAATGCTGAATCAGTTCAGCCTGCTCTACGTAGTTTCATGGAAGAGTTTGCTGGCAACTGTTCGTTTATCTTTACTTGTAACTTCAAGAGTAAAATTATTGAGCCACTTCATTCTCGTTGTGCTGTGATTGACTTCACATTAAAGAATGATGAGAAAACTGTAATGGCTGGTTTATTCTTCAAGCGTATTCAATACATTCTGGACACAGAAAAGGTTGAGTATGAACCAAAAGTTATCGCAGAGTTGGTGAAGAAACACTTCCCTGACTTCCGTAGAACAATTGGTGAACTACAACGTTACTCACAATTTGGTAAGATTGATACCGGTATTCTGGCACAACTTGCTGATGTTTCTATTGGTGAAATTGTTAAGCACTTGAAGAATAAAGACTTCGGTGCCATTCGTAAATGGGTGGCTGTTGCTGACGTTGATCCAACAACTTTATATCGTAAACTATATGATAACTTGTATGATGTTTTGCAACCACAAAGCATTCCACAAGCAGTTATCATTCTTGCTGACTATCAATACAAACAAGCATTCGTTGCTGACCATGAAATCAATACGGTTGCTTGTTTGACTGAATTGATGGTTAGTGTGGAATTCAAATGAATGAAATATTCAGACCAACGATAGAGTGGATTAAAGATGACTACAAAACCAACCGGGTTCGATTCATTGTTGAATTACTTGCATGGGCAACTAGCCTATCTTGTAGCATCGGTATGGCAATTACTGTCCCTAATCCTCCTCTTATTTACCTTTACCCTGCTTGGGTTAGTGGCTGTGCCATGTATGCTTGGGCTGCTTGGAGCAGAAAAAGTTTTGGAATGTTGGCGAACTACCTCTTGCTAACAACTATTGATTCGATTGCATTGATTAGGATGATATTATGATTTATGATGTGAACACGCCAACAAACATGGCTTCTCAAAATATTATTGCTACTGTTAGCACAGTAACGCAACCACCACCAACGGTGACTGTCGCTAAACCTTTCTCTTATCAGTTTCAGGTTGTAGAATATACTGATGATGAAGGTAAAGTTGTTCGGGTAGAATTACAGGTCCAACAGACTGAGCATGACAACTATGGTAACAAAATTAGCAGTTCTGGTTTCAAGCCAGTGCCTCGTATTAAATTGCCAATGCCATGAGTAGCCCGTTTGATTATGTGAATGAGATTCTTCAATCTAAGAAGCAACTCATCGTGGATGCCCAAACTGAGAAAGCCTACGAGCCATATCTGGTGAACAAGACACTTTCCTATCATAAGGACTGTATCATGTATGCCAATGAAATGAATCGTAGGCACCAGTTGGACAAAAAGTTACAAAACGATTATTTACTAAATACCATTAGACCTAGAAAAAGGTCGTTCAATAAGTGGGTTAAGGCTGAAAAAAGTGAAGATTTAGCATGTGTTAAGACATACTTCGGGTACTCCGATGCCAAAGCACGTGAAGCCTTGCGCCTACTTTCTGATGAACAAATCCAACAATTAAAAGAAAAAACCGATACAGGTGGATTGAGGAAATGATATATGGTAGACTTAGCAAAGTTTGTCGAGGTGACGCTAAAAGAACAAGATGATTTTTTGAAAGTTCGTGAAACGTTGACTAGAATTGGTGTCTCTTCCAGAAAAGAAAAGATGTTATACCAATCATGTCACATTCTACATAAGAAAGGACAATACTATATTGTCCACTTTAAGGAATTGTTTGCGCTAGATGGTAAAGATTCTAGCATTACTGATAATGACATTGAAAGACGAAACGCAATAGCAAAACTTCTAGAAGAATGGGGACTGGTAAAGATTGTTAATCCTGAGGTGATGGGTGAAATGATAGCACCACTACACCAGATTAAGATTATTTCTTTCCGAGAAAAAGATGACTGGCAGTTAGTTAGCAAGTATAATATTGGAAAGAAGCCGCAGGAATGAGGTTAAATTATGAAACAAGTGAAAGAAAAAATTACACAACTAAGAAACATTTACACAGGTGAAATCGTTAAGACCAGCAATTTGTTTGATAAAAGAATTGATGGTCCTATGACATTCATCCAAGTTTTCACGGAACAGAATCCAGATAGAAAATATTTTGTAAATGTTGAGGCTTTTGTCCCAGTGGCGAATAAATAAGTTTATCTCACTCGGGATGGGAACGTAAAGACTCCACTACCTTAGGGGCGTTTAATGCTGGCACAACGAATGGTGTCTCCGTAGTCAGTAAGCGGAACTGCTATGCCATAATGGGTAGCAAAATTTTTAACTTGCTTTAATTAGGAGAACTATATGACATTAACACATGTTCCACGTGTTCAATTCGGACAACTACTTCCATCTACAGTTGGCTTCGACCAATTCTTTGATGCGTTTGATGGGTTGACTGCCGAAAAATTTACATCATCTACCTTTCCACCACACAACATTGTAAAAATTGATGATAACAATTATCTAGTGGAGTTGGCTGTTGCTGGCTTTTCTGATGATGATATCACAATTGAGGTTGTGAAGAACCAATTGGAAATTTCTGGTAAGAAAGTTACTAAGGATGAGAATCGTTCTTATTTGCATCATGGCATCGGACTACGTTCTTTCAAGAAAACAGTCCACCTGGCTGCCACGGTCCAAGTAAAAGGAGCGACCCTAGCCGACGGTATTTTGACCGTTGAACTGGAGAACATCATCCCTGAAGAAAACTTGCCAAAACGCATTCCAATCGCTTCTGGCAGTAAGACAAAAGTATTACCTGGTAAGAAAGAACTCTTACAAGAATAATACTTGACGTTTCTGCCTTTCCGTGTTATAATTTCATGGAAAGGCAGAATATGAACGAAGCATACCTACGCAAACTTATATCGGACGAATTCCGTGAGACACTTTTGTTTTGTGGATTCGTAGATACATATCATTGCAAGACTAAAGAAAAAGATAAGAACGGCAAGACCCGTTATACTTTTCAGACTAACATTGGTCCATGCATGGTGTATGGTTCAAAATCTATTTACATTAATGGAAAGAAATTTCCATCATTGACACAAGCCCGTAATGAACTTGGGAAATATTTAACATGAAAATCGCAATCGCTTCGGATGTCCACCTAGAGTTTGGATACCTAGATTTATATAATGATGAGAATGCAGACGTTCTAGTATTGTCTGGTGATATCATGGTTGCAAAAGAATTGATGCAACATGATCCATATGGCGTCATGGGTGAACAAACACATTCACCTCGCTTTCATAGATTCTTCCAAGAATGTTCCGCACGATTCCCACATGTAGTTTATGTGTTTGGTAACCATGAACACTATCATGGCGACTTTGCTAATTCATTCAAACAAGTAAGAGAAAACCTTTCTTACTTGAAAAATGTTTATATTCTTGACAAAGAGACTAAAGAGATTGATGATGTGACATTCATTGGTGGCACCTTGTGGACTGATATGAACAAGGAAGATCCTCTGACGTTGTATCATATCAAATCTATGATGAATGACTTCCGTATCGTCCAGAATAGTAACAACATGGTTTCATTCAAAACATATGATGTTAATGGTAACGCTACAGGTTCTAGCACACGTCCAGCACGTTTCAATCCTGAAGATGCTGTTGCTGACCATAAGAAAATGCTAGAGTATATTGACGTTGTTACTGCCATGCTTGGTAAGAACGACAAAAAATATGTTGTGTGTGGTCATCATTCACCAAGCAAACAATCAACAAAGCCTCAGTATGAGAATGATACATTGATGAATGGTGGTTACAGTTCAGACTTGACAGAGTTTATTCTTGACCGTCCTTGCATTAAGTTGTGGACACATGGACATACTCACCATGAGTTTGATTATATGGTTGGCTCTACTCGTATCGTATGTAATCCTCGTGGTTATATCAACTATGAGCACCAAGCGGATGTTTTTAAGTTGAAGTATGTCGAAGTTTGATAATGCACATATGGAAGCAGCCGAAGTATACTCTAAGTTATCTTCGGCTGTTAGATTGAAAGTTGGTTGTGTTATTGTAAAAGATAACACAATCATTGGCATCGGTTACAATGGCATGCCAAGTGGCTGGGATAATACGTGTGAAGATAAAATCTATTGTGATGATGGTGATTGGTATGAACAACTACTACCCAAAGATGCAAATCAATGGATGAGGTATAAACTTGTAACCAAACGTGAGGTTCTCCATGCTGAAACAAATGCTATTGCGAAACTTGCCAGGTCTACTCAATCTGGTTTGGGTGCTAGTTTATATGTCACTCACGCTCCTTGCGTGGATTGCGCCAAACTCGTTTACCAGTCCGGTATTTCTAGTGTATATTATCGCAATTCTTATCGTGACGAAGCCGGTTTGGAATTCTTAACAAAAGCAGGTGTGCAGGTGCAAAAAATATGACAGTTAAATTAGATGACTTAATTTTCTACAAACCAAATTATCTTTCACAAGATGATTGTGAATTTTTAATTGAAGAGTATGAGAATCGTAAAGAACAAGCGGTTGGTGAACAATGTCTTCATGCGAATACAGGCTTGTTGACACAATCAACATTCAAGCGCCATGAATTGATTCCTGGAACTGCGGCATATAATATCATTAGTAATGCTACAGGTGCTTTGATTGATGAATACTTAAAATACTTAGAGCCGATGGGTGTGCATTCAAAGAACTTTGCCAACGGACTAACATATCCACATATGCTACGCTTGATGAAGTATGAAGAAGGACAATGGATTCACCCACATATTGACCATGATGCGTTTGAGGCAGGTAGTTGCACATTCAATTTGAATAGTGACTATGAAGGTGGTGATTTTTCATTCTGGAATGGTAAGAAGAAGTATAAACTTGGAACTGGTGATGCTTTAATTTTTCCAGCAGGATATTTTTTCATACATGAAGTTGAAACAATTACCAAAGGCACACGATATAGTACCAATATGTTCTTGCAAAGTGTCCCACAACATATTAAAATGAATGCTTATGATAACGTTGATTTTATGATGGAAATCGGTGGCTTTAAGCGACAAGGAAATTACTAATGGATAAATCTTATACCGCAAACGTTTCTCAGATATGTGAAAATGGTGATGCGATTTTAGAATTACCTGATGATTTACTGAAAGATATGGGCTGGGGTGAGGGCACCGTGCTAAATATTGAATTGATAGACGGTCTAATCTTTTTGACCGAAGTGAAAAAATAATAGCGGATTAGTGAAACGGTATCACAGAGGACTCATAATCCTCAGTTCCTAGTTCGAATCTAGGGTCCGCAACCAATAGGATAATTATGACTGATATGAATAAAGACGTTAATATTTTTATTGACGCATGTGACCAAAAACCATCTCCCGAAAACATTAGTCTCTATCGTAATTTAATTAACGAAGAGTATTGGGAATTTCAAGACGCACTAAAAGCACATGATGATGTGGAACAACTTGATGCATGTATGGACATGATTTGGGTTATTCTAGGCTACTGCCGCATGAAAGGCTTTGATGTTGATGGTGCATGGGCAGAAGTTGCACGAAGCAATCTTTGCAAGATTAATTCTGAGACTGGTAAAGTTATCAAGAATGATGCTGGTAAAGTTATGAAACCTGAGGGTTGGACTGCTCCAGTTCTTGCACCTTTTGTTAAACTGTGATACAATATTATTATGAACGAAGATACACGTGAGATTCTATTAATTCTCCAAGAAGAATGTGCCGAAGTTACACAAGCGATTAGTAAGTGTTTTCGGTTTGGTCCTGACCAAATTAAACCTGGCAAGAACTTTACAAACGTTCAAATGCTACAGGAAGAGTTGGGTGATTTGTTAGCAATGATTGAGTTGCTTGTTGATAAAGATGTTGGAGTTACTAACAATGGTTTGATGAGAGCAAAGAAACAGAAATTTGAAAAACTTAAAACATGGAGCAATATTGCTATTAACAAATGAGGTATAATATGAATACTCAAAAATTGGCCCAACAATTGGCGGCAGAAGCAGGCTTGAAAGCCTACAAATACGACCTCTTCTTGCGAGAGTTCGATAACATGGTCGAGTTGGTCGGCCTAGTAAACGACCCAACACTAGACATGGGAGACTTTGACTCCCGTGAAATGTTGTTTCCCAAAAAATGGGTAACACTTAAAACCTTTTTTGCAGAGGAGAAAGTGCCTGTATGATTAAATGCATCACACTTAAAACTGCCCAAACAATTATGGGCGATGTAGTAGAAAGCAATTCGGCTTTCGTAATTAAAAAACCAGTGCAAGTAATTGTTCAACCTGGTCAAGATGGTCAACCAATGATGGGTTTCGCACCATTCTTACAATTCACAAATGAGTTTGAATCTGGCATCCTCATCGGTATTGATGATGTGTTATGCACAACAACACCAATGCGTGAATTGGAAAATCAATATAACAAAATGTTCGGTGTAGGTATCGAAATTGTATCGTCAATGCCATAATGAGTGATTTTTATACTAACGTAGTTTGTGTTGGTAACAACATTCTTTACAGAGGTGTAGAAAACGGTAGGCGTGTTAAACTCAAAGTGGGTTACACGCCTACAATGTTTTTGCCTGCCAAGAAAGTTACCAACTGGAAGAATCTTCAAGGTGAATACCTAGAAGAAATTAAACTTGGTTCTATCCGTGAATCACGTGACTTTATTAAACGTTACGAAGAAGTTCAAAACTTCAAGATTTACGGCAACAATCGTTATGAGTATGCTTTTATTGCCGATGAGCATAAAGGTATGATTGATTGGGACCAGGCACATATTGCAATTGACTTTATTGATATTGAGGTTGGTTCAGAGAATGGTTTCCCTGATCCAGTTAGAGCCGATGCACCAATCACCGCTATCGCTGTCAAACGATTGGGTGGTACCATGAAAGTATATGGTTGCGGTGACTTCAACAACTATGATGAAAACGTCACGTATACTAAATGCCGTGATGAATATGACTTGTGTAAACAATTCTTAACTGAATGGATGTTTGACTGTCCAGATATCATCACTGGTTGGAACACCAAGTTCTTTGATATTCCATATCTTGTAAATCGCTTCACTAAGATTCTTGGTGAAAGTGAAATGAAGAAACTATCGCCTTGGGGTATCGTGAATGAACGTAAGACCAATATCAAAGGTAGAGAACAAATCGCATATGAAATCTATGGTGTGGCATCACTTGACTACATTGAATTGTATAAGTGGTTTGCGCCAGGTGGTAAGTCACAAGAATCATATCGCCTAGACAACATCGCCAACGTTGAGTTGGGTGAGAATAAACTTTCATATGATGAATACGATAACTTACATCAGTTGTATAAACTAAACTATCAAAAGTTTATTGAATATAACATTAAAGACGTTGAGTTGGTGGTCAGACTAGAAGGTAAGTTGAAGTTACTTGAACTTGCTATGACTTTGGCATACGACACCAAATCTAACTTCGAGGATGTGTTTACACAAACTCGCATGTGGGATGCTATCATTTACAACTATCTACTGGAGAGAAACATCGTTGTGCCTCCACGTGAGACAAGTATTAAAGATGGTGCGTTTGAAGGTGCGTATGTTAAAGACCCACAAATTGGTATGCACAATTGGGTCGCATCGTTTGACTTGAACAGTTTGTATCCTCACTTGATGATGCAATACAACATTTCACCAGAAACATTGATTGAGCCACAAGATTACAGTCCTCAAATGAGAGCACTTGTATCATCTGGTATTACAGTTGATAAATTATTAAAGCAAGAATATGATTTGACTATGCTTGATGATGGTGTAACGATAACTCCTAACGGACAGTTCTTCCGAACAAATGAACGTGGGTTCTTACCTACGATGTTGGAAGAAATGTATAATGACCGTAAGAAGTTTAAGAAGTTGATGCTTCAAGCCAAACAAGAGTATGAGTTGGAGAAAGATGCTAAGAAGAAACGTGAAATCAAAAATAGAATCTCACGTTATGAAAACTTGCAACTTGCGAAGAAAGTTTCATTGAACTCTGCTTATGGTGCGATGGGTTCACAATACTTCCGATTCTATGACTTGCGTATTGCGATGGGTGTTACTACTGCTGGTCAGTTGTCTATTCGTTGGATCGAACAAAAGATTAATGAATACATGAACAAACTTCTTGGCACATACGAAGACTATGTTATCGCTTCCGATACAGATTCAATCTATCTCCGTATGGATGGTTTGATTGATAAAGTGTATGGAACTGGTGCTAAGAATTCTGTATCACCGAATATTGATAAAGCAAAAGTGATTAACTTCATGGACAGAGTTTGTGAAGAAAAGATTCAGCCGTTTATTGATAAATCATACCAAGAGTTGGCAGATTATGTTCGTGCATATGAACAAAAGATGCAGATGAAACGTGAAGGTTTGTCTGATAGAGGTATCTGGACGGCTAAGAAACGATACATTCTAAACGTATACAACAACGAAGGTGTGCAATATGCAGAGCCAGCGTTGAAAGTTATGGGTCTAGAAGTGGTTAAGTCTTCCACTCCATCTATCGTTCGTGAGCGAATGAAAGAACTGATTAAGTTGACTGTGGTTGGTACCGAATCTGAAGTTCAAGATTATATTGCCGAGTTCCGTGAAGAATTCAAATCATTGCCACCGGAAGAGATATCATTTCCTCGTTCTGTGAATGGTTTGAACACTTACGCCAACACTGGTTCAATATATATCAAGGGAACACCAATTCATGTGCGTGGTGCTTTGTTGTATAATTACTTCCTAAAGAAGCATAATTTGACAAACAAATACCAAATCATTCAAGAGGGTGAAAAGTTAAAGTTCACCTACTTGAAAGAACCTAATCTTATTGGTGATAATGTTATTTCATATCCATCACGATTGCCACCAGAATTTGGACTTGACAATTATGTTGATTATGATTTACAATTTGAAAAGACCTTCCTAGAACCAGTGAAGATTATTCTTGATTCTATTGGTTGGCAGTCAGAGAAGACTAATTCTCTGGCAGACTTTTTTTGAGGATATTATGGAGTTTAGTGGAGTGATGCCAATATTTCCTACAGGAATCTATAGTGAAAATATTGGTGAAATAACTGATGCTGAATATAATTTTGTGGACAGCATCATATATCAGGACAAAAATATGCCTGGTGGTAATCTTAGGTCTGATAGTATTTTCATCCTGAATACAAATCAGATGAAAAGAATCAAAGACTTCATTCAAGGTTGCCTAAATGTATATGTTGACAGAGTTTATGGTTCAAATCAAAGATTGCATATTACAATCTCCTGGTTGAATAAAAATAAACCTGGCACTGGTCATCATATGCACAATCACTCCAACAGTATTGTTAGTGGTGTGTTCTATTTTAGAACAAATACACCATTAACATTACATCGTGAAGATAGACATAAAATTATTGACCTGGACGTTAAAGAGTTCAATCAATATAATTCCTCAACACTCAGATTGCAAACATCACCTGGAGACTTGATATTGTTTCCATCACACATGTTACATTCAGTTGAACCAAATACCGACTCTGATGAACGTATAAGTCTAGCATTTAATACATTCTACAAAGGCGAAGTTGGTAGTTCAGATTCTCTCACATACGTTAATATTTAATACAAGGAAATACAATGAGTTTACTAGATAAAATTAAAAAAAATAGCACGATTAAAGATAGTGCGATTCTAGCCAAATCAAAATTCTTTACAGACAAAGATATGATTCCAACGTCAATCCCTATGGTGAACGTTGCGTTATCTGGAAGATTAGATGGTGGTTTAACACCAGGTCTTACAATGTGGGCAGGTCCATCGAAACATTTTAAGACTGCATTTTCGTTGTTGATGGCCAAATCTTACATGGACAAATATGAAGATGCAGTTCTCCTATTCTATGATTCGGAGTTTGGTACTCCGCAATCTTATTTTGATACTTTTGGTATTGACACAGAGCGGGTGCTCCATACTCCTCTTACAGACATTGAACAATTAAAATTTGATATTATGAAGCAACTGGAAGGTATTGAACGTGGCGAACACGTTATCGTTCTGGTTGATTCTATCGGTAACTTGGCTTCTAAGAAAGAAGTTGAAGATGCACTTGAAGGTAAGTCTGTTGCTGATATGTCACGTGCCAAACAAGTTAAGAGTTTGTTCCGTATGGTAACACCACACCTGTCGCTGAAAGACATTCCGATGGTTGTTGTTAATCACACATACAAAACTATGGAATTGTATGCGAAAGATGTTGTTGGTGGTGGCACGGGTTCTTACTACTCTGCTGATAACATTTTCATTCTTGGTCGCCAACAAGAAAAAGAAGGCACAGAGATTGTCGGTTACAACTTCATTATCAACGTTGAGAAGTCACGTTATGTTAAAGAGAAGTCAAAGATTCCAGTTACTGTAGCATACGAAGGTGGCTTGAACAAGTATTCTGGTTTGATGGACATTGCACTTGAAGGTGGCTTCGTTCAGAAACCAAGCAATGGTTGGTATGCCAAAGTTGACCAAGAAACTGGTGAGATTGGTGACAAGAAACGTTTGGCAGATACAATGACTGCTGAATTCTGGGATGAAATTCTTGAGAGTGATAAGTTCAAAGAATATGTAAGGAAGAAATATGAAATCGCTTATGGTAGCATTATGGGACAAGATAGCGTTTTGGAAGAAACCGAAGACGTTTGAGCCTGGTGTTGATTACGAATTTCACGATTTTGAAGATAGTGATTTAACTGGCATACGCATCATTAAAGGTGACTATGCCGGTATTTTGTATTACTATACTGGTGCATCCATTGCCGAAGAAGGCATGGGTGCTGTTTTCAAATTTGGATATCAAGTCGTAGAAGCAGGTAATTATACACGAAAAGACTTAGATAGTGATGAGAAATTTGTTACAATGATGGGTGACATTCTCACAACAATTATTTTAATGGACGGACAATTTGAATCGCCTAGAACTTTCTATTCTGAAGAATCTAGTATATAATGAAGAGTATACACGTAAGGTGTTACCCTTCCTTAATGCTGAGTATTTTTCAGATAACTCCGAAAAACTTGTATACAAAGAGATTGCAAGTTTCGTAGACAAATATAAAACATTACCAACCAATGAAGCATTGTTGATTAACTTTTCGGAGAGTAAATCTCACACCGAAGAGCAGGTTCGTGGTGCGGTACAGATTATCAAAGATATTCAAGCCGCAAAAGATGAACCAACAGAGATACAATGGTTAACCGAGCAAACCGAAAAGTTCTGCCAAGACAAAGCAATTTACAATGCTATCATGGAATCTGTTCAGATTCTGGATGATAAGAAAAGCACCAAAGCAAAAGGTGAGATTCCAAAGATTCTATCTGATGCTCTTGGTGTATCATTCGATAACAACATTGGTCACGATTATATTGATGATTATGAAGCACGTTTTGACTTTTATCGTAAGAAAGAAGAACGAATCCCTTTCGATTTGGACTTCTTCAACAAAATCACAAAAGGTGGGTTACCTAATAAAACACTTAACATCGCTCTCGCTGGTACTGGCGTTGGTAAATCTTTGTTTATGTGTCATGTTGCCGCTGGTTGTATAAGTCAAGGTTATGATGTGTTGTATATTACTATGGAGATGGCAGAAGAAAAGATTGCCGAACGTATTGATGCCAACATGTTGAATATCAAACTGGACGATTTGCATATCATTCCTAAAGAAGATTATCTTCGTAGATTTGAAGCACTTCAATCCAAGACACGTGGTAAGTTAATCATTAAAGAATATCCAACAGCATCGGCTAGTGCTATGCACTTCAGGTCTTTGTTAAATGAACTACAGTTAAAGAAGAATTTCAGACCAAAGATTATCTTTATTGACTATCTGAATATCTGTAGTTCCTCACGTATCAAGCAAGGTGGCTCTGTTAACTCTTATACTTACATTAAGTCTATTGCCGAAGAACTTCGTGGTCTAGCCGTAGAATTTAATGTGCCAATCGTATCTGCCACACAGACAACTCGGTCAGGTTATAGTAATTCTGACGTTGGACTTGAAGATACCAGTGAATCTTTTGGTCTTCCAGCGACAGCCGACTTCATGTTTGCGCTAATTACAACAGAAGAATTGCAACAATTGAACCAAATTATGGTAAAACAGTTGAAAAATCGTTATAATGATCCTAGCATGAACAAAAAGTTCGTCATTGGGGTTGATAGGTCGAAGATGAAACTGTTTGATGCCGAAGATTCTGCACAAGCAATCGTTGATTCTGGTCAGATTCCTGAAGATAAACCATTGAATACGTTTGGTAATCGTGAACGTAGATTCAACTCCAAGTTCGAAGGTGTTCGTGTATAAATACTCTATCAAATGGAGAATACATGGCTGCCCAACAAGGATTCCAATACGAAATCAATGCCGCTAAAATACTAAAACCAATGGGACTGGTTCCAAAGAACTTTGTTCCCGCTGGTGCAGGACATGACCAACCTGACTTGATGCTTGAATACAAAAAACAAAAAGCAGGTTGCGAATTGAAAATTACTGCCGCATCCGCTGGTTCTTTAGTATTGAAGTATGATGCCAAAGATAAAAGAAATCCTTGGAAGTTTGGTAATGTTAGTGAAGACGATGCTGAAAAGTTTTTCATTAAGAATCTTGCCGAAGAAGTTGGCTTGTTCGATATCATTAAGAAGCAATGGAAAGAAAAACCATACAAGCGTGATAAAGATGCATTGTGGGAATCTACTGCTGGTAAGTTGACACCAAAGAAAAGATATGAACGTGATAGAGACACATTCAAAGACATTCGTGGTGAAATTCCTGCAACAAAGATTGAAGAGTATTACAACAAAAAGAAAACATACTATGTTAATGTTGGCACACATGGCTTCTACTTGATGGGTTCTAAGAATCCATTTAAGTTGAAAGAAGTTCCACGATTTGGCAGTTCTGCAAAGGCTACATATCGTGCTAGGGTGCAATATAAAGGTAATGATAACTATCAATTCACATTTGAAATGCAGTTTGCTATTCCAACAAATAAGAAATCTCCATTCAATATTGCTCCAGTTGATGGTAAGACTGTTAACATAATTAAGAATAAATTAAACCTGACCTGTTTCCCATGAAATTCACCGAGTTCTTAACCGAAGCAAAGAAAGAAGGTGCAAACCTTCACTTAGAACATATTGAAGATGAAGTTCTAAATCGTGGCGTTGCTGGCGCACGTGATGCTATCAATTTTCTTCGTTCACTTAGAGATATGCTGGCAGGACATTCTGACAGTAAAGTTAATCTGACAACTAAGTGGGATGGTGCACCTGCTGTTTTCTGTGGTATCAATCCAGATAATGGTAAGTTCTTCGTTGGTACCAAAGGTGTATTCAACGCTAATCCAAAGTTAAACTACACAGAGGAAGATATTGATAATAATCATCCATCTGAAGGTTTGAATGCTAAGTTGAAGATTGCCTTACGTTATCTACCAAAACTTGGCATCGAAGGTGTATTGCAAGGTGATATGATGTTTGCTAAAGGTGACATTGATAAGAAAGTTATTGATGGCACATCATACATTACATTTCAACCAAACACAATCGTGTATGCAGTTCCAGCAGATTCGGCTCTAGCAAAGACCATGTTAGCGGCACAATTAGGTATTGTATTTCATACATCATACACTGGTAAAACATTTGCTGATATGAAAGCATCATTCAACATTGATATCAACCACTTGAAGACTACCAAAGATGTTTGGTTCCGTGATGCATACTTTGTTGATGCATCTGGTACCGCTTCATTTACCGAAGCAGAGACTAAAGAAATTACATACATTCTATCACAAGCAGGCACAATCTTCCAGAAGATGAATTCAATGACATTGAATCGTATTGCGGCTAATGATTCCATTCTGATGCAGATTAAGACATTCAACAACACCAAGGTTCGTGCTGGTGAGCATATCAAAGACACAGGTAAACATGTGCAAGAGTTGATGAAATGGGTTGAAGATAGATTGAACAAACAAATCATTGAAGCAAAGATGGAAAAAACTAAATTGAAGTATCAAGCAGAGAAGAACGAGATTATGCGTTTCTATCGCAACAATGCTTCCGAGTTGAAAAACATTTTTGACTTGATGAATATGCTGGTAGATTCTAAGAATATGATTGTTAAGAAACTACAAGGCATGAAACAAGTCACAGGAACATTCCTACAGACTGATGATGGATACAAAATTACCAACCCAGAGGGGTTCGTTGCTGTTGACAAACTAAAGGGTAATGCTGTAAAATTGATTGATAGACTTGAGTTCGCACATGCAAACTTCAACGCCGCAAAGAATTGGAGTAAATGATGGAACGCAAGTATGATATTAATGCTATTATGAAAGAGTATGGTGATGACGATTTTGGATTCACCGCTACTGATGAAGAAGAGTATAATGCAGTTATCGCTGAGAAAGATGATACTGTCCAAGAATACAAAGATAGATTGCAACAAGTTGAAAAATTGATTATTCCATTTCTGAGTAAATTATTGAAGACTGCTGACCAACCAATCATTAAATGGCCTAATCGTAAGCCTGTGATTGAGGCGCAGATACAAAAGATATTAAATTTAACCAGAGGTGAATGATGGAAAGTTTTAAGAGTTTTCAACAGTTGCGTGAAGCGACTTATGCAGGTAACATTGGTATCATGGAGTTGATTAAGTTCAAACAGAAAGCAACACCAGAACAAAAGAAACATTTTGAAGAATTGTTGGCTAAGAAAAAGAACAAAGAAGTTTGGGACTTAGTTCAACAAGTCACAGGAGTTCAACTACATAAGAGTGTTCACGAAGAAAAGAAAGTTCCTAATCCAGACATTCTACCAGTTTCAGGTGCAGGTCAAGACGGAACAGATACTCTAGTAAAGAATTACAAACGAGATACACCAGGTCAGTAAACTAAAAAGGCTATATTATGAAAGATGTGATAATCGGTGCAAGTACCGGATATAATTGGGACATCCTGAAATATTGGGTTAACTCAATTAATAAATCAGGATTTGAAGGTGACAAAGTTCTGGTCTTGATGAATTGTGATTTTGATACAGTAAAGCGTGTTGCTGATGCAGGTTTCAAAATCGTTGGTTTCAATCAAGATGAGAGTGGTAATCTCACATATGAACATGGTCGAATTCCAGTTCACGTAGAACGTTTTCTACATATCTACGAATATCTCCGAGCAAATGAATACAGATATGCCATCACCACTGATGTGAAGGATGTTGTATTTCAAAAAAATCCTATTCCACGCATGGAATATGAATTGCAAAATCATAATTTGATGTTTGCATCCGAAAGCATGAAGTATAAAGATGAGCCATGGGGCAATCAAAACTTGATGGAAACTTTTGGACCATATGTCTATGATAAATTCAAAGACAATGAAATTTATAATGTTGGTGTTCTCGCAGGCAGAGGATATGCATTACGTGATTTGTGTCTAAACATTTTCCTGTCTGCTATCAATCGACCTATTCCTATTTGTGACCAATCTACGTTTAACGTTATGATTGCACAACATCCATATCTACACACCTCAAAGTATATGAAGTCGGAAGATGGATGGGCATGTCAACTAGGCACAACTGGTGATCCAAGCAAGATTCAACAGTTTAGACCATTCTTGCTAGAAGCAGAGCCTACCATTCACGAACATAGAGTTACAACATCCAGATTCAAAGAGTTTGATATTGTTCACCAGTATGATAGAGTTCCTGAGTGGCGTAAAATGATTGAGGCGAAATATGGTTGATGGTGTATTTTTTATTGGTTCTGCATTGAATGTTAAACAACTATCCGTGTTTAACAATGATGAGAGATTTGAACAAACATTACAAACGATAGAATCTATTGACAAATATTGTCCTAGTAATGTTAAGTTCATGTTTGATACATCATATGCTGAACCTAATCCAGAATATGTTGCCAGATTAATGCATCTTGGTGTCAAATATTTTTGGGCAGGTAATAATGCTGACGTTCAAAGATTATCTGATGCAGGTCAACGTAGTCTTGCTGAGACACTTGGCTTTATTATGTTGCTGAATGCTTTCAATGAATATCGTAAGACTGCTGATTTGCAATTCAAACGTTTCTACAAAATTTCTGGTAGATATAAACTGAATGAGCATTTCATACCAGATAGAGAAGACTTTAAGGATGCTTTTGTGTTCTTACCAACAGTAGATTCATGGATGCCGAAAGCACACCAAGAAGCGGCTGGAGTAGATAGAATATTTGAGTTGAGATTGTGGCATATGGATGCAAATTTACTTGACACATTCAGCACAGAGATATATAATATTCTAGATGAAATGTCTAAGCACAACATTGACGTTGAACACGCATATTATAAAGTGCTAAGTAAATATAATTGGTTGACTGTGAAACCTATAGGATTAGAAGGTGTGTTAGCACCTACAGGAGTGATAATTAATGAGTAAACATGTTTTGATTACTGGTGGCGCTGGCTTTATTGCCCACCACGTTATTGATTTGCTGATGAGCAAAACAGATTGGAAAATTACAACGATTGATAGATTAGATTATTCTGGTAATCTAAATCGTCTACATGAAGTCTTAGACAAGTATGATGTTGAAGCCAAGAAACGTGTGAATATTGTATTCCATGACTTGAAAGCAGAGATTAATCCTCTAGTTTCAAACTTTATCCATAAGCATGGTAATGTTGACATTGTGCTACATTTGGCCGCATCGTCACACGTTGACCGTTCTATTACACATCCGATGGAGTTCATTATGGACAACACTATCGGAACTGCACACTTGCTAGAGTTTGCACGTAAACTTCCATACAAACTAGAAACGTTCCTGTATTTCAGCACAGATGAAATCTTTGGTGTTGCACCTCCTGGTGTTGCATATGAAGAACGTGCCCGTTATAACTCCACCAATCCATACTCTGCATCCAAAGCGGCAGGTGAAGAATTGTGTGTTGCATATGAAAACACATATCAGTTGCCTATGATGATTACACATACAATGAACGTATTCGGTGAGCGTCAAACACCAGAGAAGTTCATTCCATTGTGTATTGATAGAGTTCGTAAAGGTGAGAAGATTTACATCCACGCCGATGCAACAAAGACACAAGCAGGTAGCAGATTCTATATTCACGCCGCTGATGTTGCTGATGCATTGCACTTCCTAATTACAACTAAGCCACAGATTCCAAAAGATTATGGTCACGCTAAGTGTCCCAAGTTCAACATCGTTGGTAAGGAAGAAGTTGATAACTTGACATTGGCTAAGATGGTTGCTGATGCACAAGGTAAAGAATTGAACTATGAAATGATTGACTTTCATAACTCACGCCCAGGACATGACTTGCGTTATGCTCTGAGTGGTGACTTGATGCGTTCATTGGGTTGGGAGCCTAAGATTGCATTTAGTGAACGTATTAAACAAGTAAGTGATTGGTATTTGGAGAACACAAGATGGCTTTCGTAATGGAAAACAATGAACAAGCAGAACCTATTTTGGAGTGTATTGCTTGTGGTAGCACAGACTTAAAACATGTATTGGATTTGGGTAGTCAGCCATTAGCAAACTCCTATAAAGATAAAGCAGATGATTCAGAGTTATATTTTCCTCTGGCGATTAATCGTTGTAATCATTGCTATCACGTTCAACTAACACATCGAGTTAATCCTGACTTGATGTTTAAGGATTATTCCTATGTCTCAGGAACTGCTAAAACACAATTAGAATATTTTGATTGGTTTGCAGATTTTGCGGCAGAGAAATATGGTACCAAGCCAATCACAGTATTGGATATTGGTTGTAACGATGGTAGTCAGTTAAATGCATTTCAAGATAAAGGAGCCGAAACATATGGTGTTGACCCAGCGGAAAATTTGTTCCCTACTTCTTCCCAAAGACACAAAGTTGTCTGTGGTTACTTCACAGGCAAAGAATTCAAACACACCAAGTTTGATGTTATCACCTGCCAAAATGCTTTTGCACATAACTTCAACCAATTGGAATTGCTCCAAAACGTCCGTGAGGTAATGCACAATGAATCTGTCATGTTGGCTACAACATCCCAATGTGATATGATTTTGAATGGTGAGTTTGATACAATTTACCATGAACACTTGTCATTCTACAATATCAAATCAATTGATGCATTGTGTAAACGTGCTGGTTTGAATTTGATTGATGTGATTAAGTCACCAGTTCATGGCACAAGTTATATCTTTATTATTTCTAAAGGTAGAAAAGCACCAGCGACAATCAAGAATCTGATTGATATTGAAACCAATGCTGGTTTGTATAGTCCAGAGACTTATGACATGTATGCTAGACAATGTATCTACAACGTGAATCAGTTCACTAGCATCATTCAAATGATGCGTAGAGAAGGTAAGACTGTTGTTGGTTATGGTGCACCCGCTAAAGGTAACACACTAATGAACTTCGCTAAAGAAGGACCAGACTTTATTATTGATGATAATCCATTGAAACAGAATAAGTTTGTTCCGGGCATGGGTATACCAATCTATGGTTCTTCATATCTTGATAACTTCGAAGATAAAAAAGGTCTTGTGTTTGTTCCTCTAGCATGGAACTTCTACAAAGAAATTAAAGGTAAGATTATTTCTATGCGTCCAGATGGTCAAGATTATTTCGTAAGATATTTTCCTGAAGTGGATGTTGAAGAAACTGTAGCATACCATCCAGTATGAAAATAGGTATTGGCTTCTACGGTATCACCGAGGGTACCGATCCGAAGACTGGTTATAGTCGTGACTTTAGGCATTGTTGGGATAACATTCAACAATGTCTGATTGAACCACTCAAGTCTAAAGAACATGAAATATCAATCTATGCATCCACATATCCATTCAAGGATGCATCGGTCGAGAAAGACTTCTTTCGTTTGGTAAATCCAAAGACTGTTGTAATGTCCAACTTTGAAACATCGGATGCATTTACTGCCAAATCTAAATTACATGATGCGTTTGATGGTGAAGATTTAGATTTTATCATCTTCACCAGATTTGATATACATTTTCATCAGAGTGTGTTAGAATTAGACTTGCATGATAGAAAGATTAACTTTCTATTTCCTGAGGGTGATGGTTGGTGGGAACGTGCTATGTTTACATGTGACTGTTTCTATGGCTGGCCTCATCATTTCAGTCCTGATGTTAAGATTGCTATGCGTGAGACTTATGGATGGCCTAGAGGCACACAATATCCTGATACACATGGAATGATGAATATGTTACTCAAGCGTATGTCTGCCGAGCATATCCATTTAATGTCAACTGAACCTCAGATAAGTAACGTGAATACATTTTATACATTATGCAGACCAAATGTTCCAGAACATCCCTGCAAACATCCTGATGTGAGAGCAAAGTATGGCTAAGAATTTGATTATATGTCCTGTCGGTATGGAAATGCCACATGACCCTAGATGGAAAAAAGAAGACCACTGGAGATGGACAAACAATCCACGTTTGTATGAAACTCTTGTGGTAGTTTACAATGACTTTGAACCTGAACCTGGTTCATATGACCACATCATTCGGATGAAAGGCCATAAATGGCAAATAGTGCAGGAAGTCGCTAAAGTTTTTCCGATTGACAAATATGACTATATTGGTTGTGTTGATGATGATTTGATAACTGGTTATGGAGACTTCAACGCTGGACTACACCTAGCATACAACTTCGGTTTTCAATACTGGCAGTTGTCTATGCCACATGATTCAAGTCTAATCTATGGACCATTGTTTAATGATCCAACATGTGATTTTAGTGAAACTAATTTTATTGAAATGGGTTCATGTTTCTTTACATTAGAGAAGTTTAAGTTTCTCATGGAGTTTATTAGTCATTGGGACCTAGAAATTGCTTGGGGTATTGATAAAACATTCTATGATTTGTTCCAATGTCCAGCGAACGTTGTTCATATTGGTATGATTCACCAACCGATTCGTGATAGTTACTATGACAAACAACGTGCTATGGATGAAATGAACCGATACTTGTTCTATACATATCCAAAGATTCTGAAAGAACATTATGGTCGTGAATCACATTTTGTTGATAGACAAGATGTGCTTAAAAAATTTAAGTTGAGACAAAATGATTAAATTGATTGTATTAGACGTTGACGGTATTATGACCGACGGCAAAAAGTATTATGATAAAGAAGGCACAGTTCGTATGAAAACGTTCTGTGACAAAGACTGGACTGCTATCAAACGTTTTCGTGCATTAGGCATAGAAGTTATGTTTTTGACTGGTGATCCATTCAATACAACAATTGCACACAATCGTAATCTTGATGTTATGGTGAATCGAAACTATGGTGCTCATCTAGACAAGTCTGAATATCTACCAACAATTTGTCAGAAATATAATGTCACACCAGAAGAGGTTGCATTCGCAGGTGATGATATCTTTGATGTTAAATTGATGCAATTAGTTGGTAAAGCATATTGTCCATCTGATGCACCTGAAATTGTCAAAACAAACGCAGTCATTCTTGGACCTGGTGGTGAAAACTTTGTGATGCGTATGTTTGATTCTATGGTATATTGGGGTTTGATTAAGATTGATAACTTTGATGACCATCTTGCAAAAGTTTATGAATTGGACTTACAGGAGAAATTCTGATGTTTGATATTACATTATATGGACATTTGTTTAATGATACCATTTACGATGGACAGTCTGAGACTATGGCACTTGGTGGTATTGCCAACTGCTGGAAAGCATTGAATAGTATTGATTCCAATCTGAGTGTTGGTCTATCACCAACGGCATTATGTGAAGCGAATATCTATATTGAACGTAAGCACAGTAAGCGTAGTTCTATTGCTACATTCAACACGGAAGTCTTTACGCCACGAATTAAACAATCTAAGATTTCACATGTAATGTATTTGAATGAGTTGCCCAATGTAGATTTTATTGATGACCTTGATGGTATCATTAGTGCTGATACATGTAAAGGTAGTGTGATTAAGAATCCGAATCTATTGCAGTATATTGATTACTTGTTTGTTGCGGATGAAGATGGACAAGACATTGAGTTTCTACGTAAGAATGTTAGAGGACATGTAATTCTACATTCACCAGAAGGTAGTTCAATTTTACGTAAAGCAACAAGATTTAATTTTGTTGTTCCTGATGCATGGAAGATTGAAAATGTTAATGTTCTTGGTGCTGGTGATTTCTTCGCCGCATCGTTTTTGTATGCTATACATAAAGGGTGGACAAAAGAGGGTGCAGTTCAAGCCGCACATTGCACCACATCTGATTTGATTAGGAAATATAATGAAGAAGTATAATTTGGTTTTGCCAATCGCCGGCAAAGCACAACGTTTTATTGATGCTGGCTACATGATGCCAAAGCCTTTGATTCTAGCCAAAGGTAAACATGTTATTGATTGGTCCCTAGAATCGGTTGACACCTCAGAGTGTAACTTAATTTTTATTGTGAGATTGGACCATATCTACAATTTCAGCATCGACAAGATTCTGAAACAAAAGTTTGGTGAAGATATCACCATCATTTCTGTTGACCATGTAACTCAAGGCGCACTTGAGACATGTTTACTTGCCGAAGGACATATTGATAATGACACACCTCTATACATTTACACTCCCGATGTTTACTTTGGGCCACAATTTGACCCTAATTGCGTTGGTGATGCTGATGGCTTTTTGCTAACATTCTTGGCTAACAGTCCTGACCATAGTTACACAGACATTGATGAGAATGGTGTAGCATCACGAGTTGTTGAAAAAGAAGTTATCAGCGAACACGCCAACGTTGGCTTGTATTACTTCAAGAGAGGTGACTTATTCAAGAAGTATGCGAATGAAGCGATTGATAGTAAGTTACTGATTAAGGGTGAATACTACATTGCACCAATCTACAACTATATGATTCGTGATGGTTTGAAAGTTACTGCATGTGATACTGAAAAGATGCACATTCTCGGAACACCAGCAACGTTTGAGTTTTTCTGTGATAGAGTTCTTCCTAAGTTTGGTCAGAAGCCTATCGCATTAGCATGTGACCATTCAGGATTTGAGTTGAAAGAGATTGCACGTGAATTATTGGATGAATATTTTATTCCTTACATTGATTGCGGTACTTATGTTAATAAGCCATGCGACTATTACGACTATGTTAGTCAATCGGCTCAGTTAATCAACAACAACGATTGTGACTTTGGTATGTCATTCTGTCGTTCAGGACAAGGTGTTAATATCTCAGGTAACAAAGCAGGACTAATCTCAGCATTGTGCTTTGATGAATTCACCGCAGAAATGGCAGTTCGTCATAATTGTGCCAATCACTTTGCTATTCCATCCAAGTATGTTGATAAAGAAACACTCCGTAAAATGATTCAGATTTGGTTTACCACATCGTTCGATGGAGGCAGACACTTCACTAGATTGAATAAGGTGCTTAAATAATGTATATTTCACATAGAGGAAACTTAGAAGGTCGTATCGCCGAGATGGAAAACGATCCAGCATATATTGAGAAAGCGATTGCCGCTGGATACATGGCAGAGGTGGATCTCTGGGATGTTGGTGATAGAATCTATCTTGGCCATGATGAAGGACAACATGATATTTCCATGTCATGGTTGAATACACGAAAGCAACACCTACTGGTGCATTGTAAGAATCGTGAGGCATTTCATACCGCACTCGTAAATGGTCTTCATGCATTTTGGCACACGGATGAAGATTATGTCCTGACCAGTTGGGGTTATGCTGTTGGATATCCTGGTAAACTTTCGGTAGGTAGCAGATTTATTCTGGCTGTGCCTGAGCGCCACTGGGAAAACGTTGTAGATTGTAAACCATTCATTACTTTTGGTGTTTTAAGTGACTATGTGAAACTGCTAAATACATAAATAATATGTAATTAAACTTGCTGTAGAGGCGGGGTATGGATTTTAAGCAGTTCCTAGAAGAAAAATCAGGTCAGAGAAAAGTTATTGTTGTTTATGGTGGTGGTTTTCAGCCGTTCCACCAGGGACACATGAGTAGTTATGAACAGGCAAAGAAAGCCTTTCCTACTGCCGACTTCTATGTTGCAGCCAGCAACGACACAAAGAACAGACCTATCCCGTTTGAAGACAAAAAATTCTTAGCGCAACAAGCAGGCGTTGAAGACCAATTCGTGCAGGTAAAGCAACCTGTCAATCCCACAGAAATTCTATCACACTACGATCCAAAGAAGGACATTCTTATCCTTGTTCGTAGCGAACGTGATCCAGTGAACTATACAAAGAAAGATGGTTCACCAGCATACTATCAACCATTCGTAAGTCTGAATAAGTGTGTCTCATTTGATCCAAAAGGTGGTCATGGATACATTTACGTAACAAAGAAGAAAGTATTTCATATTGGCAAAGAGGAAGTTTACTCTGGTAGCCAGATACGTTCAATGTATAGCAAAGCAGACGATACACATAAAGCGGAGATTATTAAAGCCTTGTATCCAAACGCCCAACGTCCCAAAAAAGTAAAATCTCTCCTAGACAAATACATCGGTGGTCTACGTGAAGATTTTAGCACAGAAATTCAAAATCTATTAACTGAAGGTGTTCACGACAAAGCCATTTTCAAGGCTGTATTCTTGTCAGGTGGACCAGGTTCAGGTAAAGATTACATCCTTGACAACACACTAGCAGGTCATGGATTGACGGAGATTAACTCTGATAAAGCATTAGAGTTCTTGATGGATAAAAACAATCTAGACAAGAAAATGCCAGAGAGTGAAAAAGAAGCACGTGACTTAGTTCGTGGTAAAGCGAAAGATATCACAGAATTGCGCCAGAAACTGGCGTTGCTTGGTCGAAATGGCCTTATCATTAATGGCACTGGTGATGATCCAGAAAAATATGCTAAGATTAAAAAGAATTTAGAATCTATTGGTTACGAAACTTCAATGATTGCTGTTCTAACTAAAGATGAAGTTTCGGCACAGCGTAACATTGAACGTGGTCAACGTGGTGGTCGCACAGTTCCAGAAAACATTCGTAAAGAAAAATGGGATGCAGTTTCTAATGCCCGTCCTATGATGGCTAAGTTGTTTGGTAACAACTACAAAGAAATTGATAACTCAATGGACTTGCGTGACGAATCTATTCCTCTTGAGCAGAGAGATGCTAAGAAGAAAGAAATGTTGCAGTTGTTCAAAGGTGTTCAAGAGTTTATCAAAGCACCACCAAAATCTGAACAAGCAAAACAATGGGTTGCCGCTGAGTTGGCTAAGAAAGATACACTACCTGTTCCTAAGAATGGAGCAGAAAAGCATGGACCACCTGCTACAGATGGTGCAGCCGCAGAAGCCGCAAGATTGGGTCTACAATATTTTGGATTTGGTCGCTATGGTAAGAATGGTAAAGTAACACACCATTCAGTTCATGGTAAATTGGTAATGGATCCAACACACCAAGAACAACAAAAAGTCCAAGCAAAAGCCGCTAAGATGAAATTGAGTGCCGCAAGTGGCAGTCCTGTAGCACCAAAGAAAATGAGTGAAGATGTTGATACAGAATTTGAAGATTTGTTTGTTGAAGATATTGATATTGAATTTGAACAGTTATTAGAATCAAAAGAAGCAGACTATGGTTTTGCATATCAATCAGCAGTTGATAGAGTGAAAGCGAAAGCCGCTAAGAAGCCAGTTGATATGAAATCATTGGCTGCTAGAATGCAGGCTGCATATGCAAAAGATAAACCACAACCTGCACAGACAAAACAAACAACAATGGAAAGTTATACTGGATTGAAAACAGTAACAGTAGATGGTTGCGATTACATCGCACAAGGTGATAAGCCAAGAATCTACATGTTGCGTAATTCAGCCGCTAAAGATGCACACAGAAACAATGGAGAAATTGTTCAAGCACCTAAAGGTTACATGGTTAAATTAAAGGAGAAAAAACATGCTAAAATTACTGAAGAGTTTCTTCAAACCGAAACAAGTTCCGGCTCTACTACAGCCACCAGTTACACAATCACAGTTGCCGGAAGCGACAACAGAATTGCCATTAGCGAAAGTTGCGACGGCACCGGAGGATGTGATTGCGCCACCACAGGAAGAAAAAAAATCACCATCGGTGAAATCCGTGCCAAACAAAAAGAAAAGCACCAAAAAGAAAGCATCGACCAAGGCATCGAAACAGGAATGAGCATGTCTGCTGGCGGCGAAGGTGCTAGAGATACCGGCGAAAAGATAAACAAAAAAGGTAAAGCAACGCAAGTAGCAGAAATGCAAGGCGATGAAACTACCGCTTCAATTGGTGACCAAAAAGATGATGAGTTGAAGAAAACAGGAATTTCACTATCAACATTTAAGAAAAGAAACTACGTATGAAAACATTCAAGTCATTCGTTGCTGAAGCAGGAAGATGCTGGACTGGTTATAAGCCTGTGAAAGGTAAGAAACCTTATTCGCCGGGTTCATGTGAAAAGATTAAAGAAGATTGGCAAAAAGTTAACAAGTCTGATAAGACTGATGGCATGAGCCAAAAGGCAGTTAATGCATATCGCCGTGAGAATCCAGGTTCTAAGTTGAAGACTGCTGTTACAGAAAAGAATCCTACTGGTAAACGTGCATCACGCCGTGCGTCATTCTGTGCTCGTATGGGTGGTATGAAAAGAGCACATGCAAGTGCTGAAACAAAACGTGATCCAGATAGTCCAATCAATAAAGCGTTACGCCGCTGGAGATGCTAATTCAATTATAACAAAAAAGGAACTAAAATGTTAAACAACAAATCACTACAATCAGTGGCCGAAGCAGTTAAAAAAGTTTGGGCCGAAGAATTGTCAGATAAACAAAAAAAGATTGACAAGAACAAGAATGGTAAGATTGACGGTCAAGACCTTCAAATGCTACGCAAAGAGGGTTGGGATGACATGGTTAAATCTGCTAAAGATGCAGTTCAAAACAAACCAAAACCAAATGGTGGTTCTGGTGTTAAGCAAGGAACAGCATACGGTGGTTCTAAACAAAAAGATGAGAAGCCTGTAAAGGAAGAAGCATCACAAGCAGAATTCACCGCTGAGTTGAAGAAAGCACAAGCAAAAGCGGCAGCACAAGCAAAACAAGCCGATGTTGCTAAGCCAGCAGTTCAAGCAGTTCAAAACGAAGAAACACATACTGAGATTCAAGTTATCGACTTGACTGATGCTAATGGTGTTAAGACAGAAACTATTGAACTTGAAGAACGTCACTTGTCTTCTGATGAAAAATCTGAAGTTGAGAAGAACGTTAAGGGGATGAAGAAAAACTTACAAGGCTTCAAAGACCGTTACGGTGAAAATGCTAAGAATGTGATGTATGGTGCCGCAACTAATCAAGCAAAAGGCAAATAATATGAAATCATTCAGCATTCTATTTACTGAATCTGTTAAAGAGGTTGAAGACCTTAATGAACAGATTCAATTGCTGGATGAAATGCCTGGTGCTAACATGGACACACGTGCTGTTCATAAACACCTGAAGAAACAAGGTTGGTCTCTGACACGTTCTTCAGGTGGACATGATGTGTTTACACATCCCGAAGCCAAGCATCACATTCCAGTTCCACGCCATCGTCAATTGAAAGCACCATTGGTGAGAGGTATTCTAAAACAATCACAAGTGAATGAGGATGTCAACAAAACTTCAGAAAAGCAACAACATACACATGTTACAACACAAGATATGGAATTTTCTGGTCACGGTAAACCTCACATTGTGAAAAAAGGTTCACATATGAGATATGTGGAAGGATCAAGACAGATGTATGTTCATTTGAAAAATGGTAAACCTGTTGAGAAAACACATCCAATTTTGAGTATACCACACGAATTTTTGAAGAGTGTTAATGAGGAAATCGTTCAAGAGGGTCGTCCATCGCAACGTCATCCACTTGAAGGACATGAGTATCACAAAAAGACTGATGCTGAGTTGGAATACATCGCTAAGGATGCACACAAAGCAGCCGAAGCAATGAAATCTCACAATACGGATGCTGAAAACAAATATCGTGACCAAGCAAATGATTCTGCTACAGTTCGCTACTATCGTAAAAAGAATGGTATGCAACCATGGTATAAGAAAAAGTATGGACACGTTAATGAAGAAGTTGTTGAAGAGGGAGCAAAAAGTCCTGGTGTAGGTTGGATGTTAAAAGCAGACCCTAAACTTGGTGCTAAAGTTGACGCTAATAAGAGAAAATTCAAAGCATTCAAGAAAACTGTTGGCAACAAGGACGCAGGCAAAAGTGAAAAAGTCATCAAAGAAGATGATGTTATTAACACCAACTCACAAAATTCTCTTGATGGTGTTGAAGCACCAAAACAACCAACAAAGAAAAAACAAGTGATTGATAGATACACAACTGGAACATCCAGCGCACCATCTTCAACTACTGTTGTTGCATCACCACGTGAATCTGTTGAAATTCAAGAAGCATATGATGTTAAAGGTTTCGCTAAGAAACTTGCACGTAAAAATGGTGGTTTGAAAGAGGAAAACAATGACAATACCTTGTCTAGTTATGACAAGGATGACACACCAGCAAAGAAAACGTTAAGTAAAACTGCTGGTATGGTAAAAGATTTGGCAAAAAATGCCAAAGAAAAGGCTAAAACTAAAACTTCTAACGATAAGTTTCAGCCGGAACCTGAACTATCTTCAAATATCGTTAGGTAAAAAGTTTAATAAATATAACAATAACAAAAGGAGACTATAAATGTCACTATGGGGAAAATCAGATTCTTCAAACGCCGCACCTAAATTTGCTGGCGTAGATATCGGCATTGCCGGTAGCGCAAACGGTTCACAACTATTTGGTAACACACAAATTTCTGCGTTCCAAACTAACCACAACATTGCTGTTGGTGTTTTTGGTGTTGATACAACTGAACAAACAGTTTCATCATCAAGCAATACACATTCTGCACATGCTGGTTGGGTATTGGTTAAGCAAGGCACAGGTCCTGTTGTTACTATTTCTGCTAACACTGGTGCATACTCACCAGACGGCAACATTTACTTGTCATTCACAGGCGGTGGCACTGGCACCACAACTGCTAACGCACAAATCGTTACTGATGGTAAGAAAATGATTACTGGTATCACAGTTAACTCTGGTGGTAACTATTTGAGAGCACCTGTTGCTACTGCTACAAACGCAAACGCAACATTCACTATCACCATGGGTGGTCGTGCAGGTCGCCGTCAGACAGAAACTTTGGTTGCTATGGGCACAATTGGCGCTGGCGCTGTTGTTGCTGACGCAGCCGATGATGCAACATACGCAGATAGTTAATCAATGATTGACTTCAAATCTTTTCTAACTGAAGAGATTGCAGAGGATTCCACCATCGTTCAATCGGTGGTGGATTCTGCGGTTGTATCTGGTGTAAACGATGCTTTGTATAAAAATTTGGATGCACCATTTCTAACACCACAAGCAGGCTTCCAAGAAATCAGAAAAATTCTATTCATGTATGGCATTGATATGCCTGCGGTGTTTGAATTAGATGAAGATGGTGACGAACTTGTTTTGGATGCCAACGCATATGGTGATGCCCATTTGGGACTACTATATATTCTATATTCGCTATCTGATGAAGGATATTATGAATTCTACGCTGAAGTTACAGACGAGGCAGGAATTGAGAAATTACTTGCTGATGGAGCAGACGAACAAGTAAATTAAAATGTCCTTTGATGATTTGACGAGTGAAAATATATTATTGTATGCAGTAAAGGCTTACGACAAGCCGAACTGTATTATGTCTGAGTTTAAGGAAGACATGAAGCGATTCAATTACCTAAAAAGATTGTTTCGCAGATATCATAAACAGGGTGAACTAAAAGAACGTTTAGTCATTAATCACCTTGTAGTTTTATATAATGTTTTTGGTGTAGAGGTAGCAACACGTATGCTATTTTATAAAATGAACAAAGAAGACTATGGCACTTTGAAAACATTCTTATTGTTTTTGAATTACATGCCAAACGTTGTATATGGTATTAAGGGAAATAACATTCAATCGTCCGACATAACGGTCGATTTAGTAATCGCAGAAAAACTACGAGAAATCAAATGAAAAAATTTAGCGATTACTTAACACCCAAAACACCAGAAGTCCCAAAGAAAGAACTCTCTATCACAGAGCAGGCATGGGCAAAAGCAAAACAAAAAAACTATTCTCTGAGTGAGAAAGAAATACTTGAGCAGTTTCCTGAAATGCAGGAGACCGAAGAAGTGTTGCCTGAAGTGGCACCTATTGTAGAAGAAATTATTCCTGAACCACAAATTGTTGTTGAACAAATTCAAGGACCACAAGGTGAACGTGGTGAGAAAGGTGACAAGGGAGACAAAGGCGATACTGGTGAACAAGGACCACAAGGCGAAAAAGGTGAACGTGGTTTCGATGGCGCACGTGGTCAAGAAGGACAACAAGGTATTCAAGGTCCTAAGGGTGATAAAGGTGATGCAGGTCTAGATGGTAAAGACGGCATTCAAGGTCCTAAGGGTGATACTGGTGATGTTGGACCAAAAGGTGAAAAAGGCGATAGAGGTGAAAAAGGTGAAGTAGGACCGCAAGGCATTCAAGGACCTCAAGGCGAAAAAGGAGACAAAGGTGATGTTGGACCCACAGGAGAAAAAGGCGCAACAGGTGCTAAAGGTGCTAAAGGAGACAAAGGCGACCGTGGTGATAAGGGTGATAAAGGAGATGTTGGCGAACAAGGACCAAAAGGTGATAAAGGAGACCAAGGGCCGATAGGACCACAAGGACCAAAAGGTGCTGATGGTAAATCACCAGACATTAAAAAGTTTGCTGAGAAGTTTGAGAAACTATCACAAGATATCAACAAGAGAATAGACAAAACAGTTCAAGGTATGAATCTCACCGGAGGTGGTGGTTCTGGTTCATATTGGTTGAATGACTTAGGTGACACAGATTACAATACAATCAAGAATGCTACTGATGGTCAAGTCCTAACATATAGCACAGAAAACAATAAATGGATTGCCGCTGATCCAACTGGCGGTGGTGGTAGTGTAGGAACATTACAACAAGTAACAACTGCTGGTAATACAACAACACGTGGCATTACTACTGCCGCAGTCCAATTAAATTTAACATCAGCAATAACAGTTACACAAGGTCAAATGGCATGGAACCCTGCCGACTTAACTGTTGATATTGGTATGGCCAATGGTGTAACATTACAAGTTGGTCAAGAACAATATATTAAAGTTAAAGCATCAGAGAATATCACAAACGGTCAAGCCGTTATGTTTGCTGGTGTTAATGGTGAACACATTCTTGCCGCAAGATGTAACACCGCAGTTTCTGGTTTTAGACCTGAGTGGTTCATTGGTGTTGCAACACAAAATTTATCAATAAATGGTTTTGGTTACATTACTGTATTTGGTAAAGTGCATGACATAAACACACTTGCATGGCAAGAAGGTGATATTCTATATGCTGACGCTAACGTTGTTGGTGGTTTGACAACTTCAATGCCAACACTACCAAGACCACAAATCACAGTAGCATCAGTTACAAAGAGAGCAGGTGGTGATGGTCACTTAATGGTGAGACCAACGTTCGAACCAACTCTAGCAGTTTCGGCAAGACTTCATGCTGAAGCAGGATTCAATCAAGCGAATACTGCATTCGATAAAGCAAATAGTGCAACACTACTTGCACAATCTGCATATGATTATGCAAATACAATTTCAGTTTCTTCTGGTGCTACAGGTCCTATGGGTCCTACTGGCAATACAGGTGCTACAGGATTGACTGGTGCAACTGGAATTCAAGGTGCAACTGGACCTATTGGACCAAATTATCAAAATGCATTTGACCAAGCAAACACAGCATTCAATAAAGCAAACTCTGCCACGATACTTGCACAGGCAGCATATGATACATCGAATACTGCATATAGCACAGCGATGAATGCATATGGTTCTGCTGGTACCGCTCTTGTAGATTCTAATACTGCATTAACACAGTCAAGTTTTGCTTCAAATACAGCAAACGTTGCATATTCAACAGCGATGAATGCATACGGTTCTGCAAGTATTGCTATTATAGAAGCATCCAACGCATTCAATCAAGCCAACTTAGCATACAACAAAGCAAATACTGCAATTACAACATCTGGTGGTTCAATTACTGGATCATTGAACGTCACATTCACACCTGCAACAGTAATTAATACAGCGATGACTATCACGGCTGCCAATACAAAAGGTGGCACAGGTTATGCAGACGTATTCAAATTAACAAACAGTTCTAGTGGTGCAACCAATTCAACTAAATGGATTCGTATAAATTCCACTGGCGGTTTAGAAATTATTAATAGTGCATACACAGGTATGCCATTAGAATTGACTGATTCTGGTAATTTAACAGTAACTGGTAACGTATTATCAAGTGGTGTCAAATCTGGTTATTCATCAGGACGTCCTGGTTTCCGTGTGTATGGATCAGGCACAATGAATAATCTATCGACAACACAAAACGGCACAGGAGCATTGAATAGTAATAACTTTGCTGTTGATTTTAACCAGGGTACTTATTTGAATACGACAAATGGTGTATTTACTGCACCAGTTGCAGGTTTGTATCAAGTTAATTTGATTTGTAGAAATGCAGGAAATGGATCATACAGCCAATTAGCAATTGTGAAGAATGCCACAGGCGGCACAGGTTCGGGTGGTTCAGTCTCAATTATGATTGAATTTGCAGGCAACTCAACCATGAATCACACTGGCGGTAGCACAGTATTACAGATGGCAGTCGGTGATACTATTGCATGTAAAGTGTTAGCAGGAACAATTAACTTTGACAGTAATGATTGTTGGTCTCTCGCATATCTAGGATAATAAATACCACTATGATTAAGAAACTAAAAGAAGATATGGGTGCCGCACCAACCAATGGAGTTGGTGGTGGTGCCATCGCTGGTATCGGTGTAGCGAACCCTAACTTAGCAAATCAGGCGGAACCAGGTGTCAAAAAACGTAAAAAATTCGCAGGAAGCACCGTCTTCAAGGTGCCATCAAAATCATTTGTTATGGCTAGAATGCTTAAACGCAAACATGTCCGATTTGAGTCCTATCTTGGAGACCCAGACGTTGCAAAAGAAATCGCAGAATTTGCCAACGCAAACTGGAAAGAAGCAATCATCATTGAAGATGAACAAACAGGAGCCATGATGTATCTACGTTATGGTAAAGGTAACAGATAATGTGGATTCTAAAGTTTCTTCCTAACTGGATATTCTATGCCATTCTGTTGAGTGGCATTTTTGGTTTGTTGGTGAACAAATATGTGCCATATAGACCGCAAGTGATTGGTGCATCCGTTGTTGCAGTAATCATTGGTCTATTCATGTCTGGTGCTATCTACGACAATGAAGCATGGTTAGCACGTGTGCGTGAGATGGAAGCAAAAGTTGCCATCGCTGAAGAACAAGCGAAAGAAGCAAACGAAAAGATTGATAATAAAGTTGCTGATGCTAAAGTAAAGATTAAAGAAAAACAAGTTGTTGTTAAAGAATACATTACACGTGAAGTTGCTAAGTATGATAACCAATGTGTGATACCAAAAGAATTTATTGAAGCACACAACAAGGCGGCTGAAAAATGAGATTCGATGACAAATATTTTGTGCAAGGACTAGCAGTAATCACATTCATTTTGTTTGTGATGATGCTATCAGGTTGCTCTACTACGGTGCCTGTTACTGCAAAGTTTCCTGATGCACCAAAATATTCCACTGAGGCATGTCCTCAATTACAAAAACTAAATAACGATGCAAAGTTAAGTGATGTAGCCACAACTGTCACCATTAACTATTCGACATATTATGAATGTGCTGTGAAAAATGATGCTTGGATTGAGTGGTATCAAATACAGAAAAACATATTCGAAAGTGTAAAATAATGGAATTGACAAAAGACCAACTAAGACAATTACTTCCAAAGAATCCTTATATCGACCAGTGGCACAATGCACTAACACAATTGTTGCCAGACTATGATATCAATACACCACAACGTATTGCCGCATTCATGGCACAATGTGCTCACGAATCTGGTGGTTTCTTGTTTCTTAAAGAGAACTTGAATTACAAAGCAGCCTCGTTGCGTAAGATTTTTCCGAAGTATTTCCCTGATGATACTATCGCAAACAAATATGCATCATTACCAAACAAGGCTGAGGCTATTGCTAATAGAATCTACGCCAATCGTATGGGTAACGGACCAGAATCATCTGGTGATGGTTACAGATTTTGTGGTCGTGGTCTAATTCAATTGACTGGCCGTGATAACTACACATTCTTTGCAGGCTCACTACAAATCTCTGTTGAAGAAGCCTCTGAGTATCTACAAACATTTGAAGGTGCCGCACAGTCAGCATGTTGGTTCTGGGAAACAAATAACCTAAATCAATTCGCAGACAACGGTGACATTCTAACAATGACTAAGCGTATCAATGGTGGTACCATTGGACTTGAAGACCGTATTAAACATTATGAACACGCCCTACATGTTTTGGGAGTTCACTAATGAATGATAAAAAAGTAGCAAAGTGGTTTGCAATTCTTCTATTGCTTCCATTAACACTAGCAGTTTTCAGCGGTGATAGATTCCGCTATCCATGTCAAGACCCAGATAACTGGGACAAAGACTTTTGCCAATTACCTAAATGTGATGTGACCCGCACGTGCCCTGAACACATATTCAAAGGTGGACGTGACCCTAGACAAGGACCCCCTAAAGATGGACAAACTCAAACAAATACTGCAATATCTCAAGCAACACCTACACAAGGAGAAAAGTGTGGAAAATAATAACGACTTCATTTACACCGAAGAACAATTGATGGCTCGATTGAAGTTCTTCATCGGCATTTGTTTGTCGTTGACTTTGTTCGGTATCGTTTTTGTTGTGTTGTATTCACTAATCTTTGTGACACAGCCATTGAATGCTATTTCACCAATCGACCAAAAATTCTTTGAGTTGATTGTTCCTATTGCTACATTCTTAACTGGTACCTTATCTGGTATTATGTTGGCAGGTAATGATAAAGATGCACAAAAGGCTGCACTAGCGGCTGCTAATAAAGGATGGGAACGCCCACCAGCACCAGTTGTTGTTGAGAAGTCCACAGGTAGTGTGCCACTAGGCAATTCAGCATCATTCACACCTGGTCTATCAACTACACCTGCTACTGTGCCAGCACAACAATTCACACCATCAGTCACAACTGGCTTCGGTGGTAAAGAAGCACCTGTTCAACCACCACATCCAGAAATTTAATATGGACTGGTTGAAGAGTATGTTATCGGATGGGACCAATGGTTCCATCTCTAGTAAAAGAGTAATTACATTCTTAGCATTTATTTTGTGTGGTTATGCATTTATTGCTAATGTTTACGGATATCCTGTCGATTCTAAGTTATTCGATTCGATGATGTATATTGTAATTGCTGGTTTAGGATTTACTGCCTCTGAGAAATTTTCACCAAAGAAAGATTAACATGAAAAAACTAATTACAATTCTACTTCTATCAATCGGTTTAGTATCACCAGTATTCGCAGATGAGCCAAAAGAAACAACAAAGGTATGTGTTGATGTTGTTAAAGATGGTAAGCCTGTTATGGACAAAAAAACTGGTAAGCCTCAACAACAATGTAAGACTATGAAAGTTCACAAGAAACTTGAAGGTCACGCCGTTCCTGAAAAGAAGTAAATGGTACCTGAAAACGAGATTGTGGAAATGAAGGTCGATGTTGGCATCCTGAAAACACAGGTTGCCGCATTAACTTCGCTTTGCGATAAAATGGATAAAGTTATTGAAAAACTCATGGAAAAGCAAGACAATAATACCAACAATCTCTACGATGATATCAACGAGAAGAAACAAGAAACACAGGCTGATATCAAAGAACTCCATTCACGCATCACAACAGTTGACAGAAACCTATCTGATAAGTTAGAATTGACTGAGCGTAGAATTATGGAAGAGATTAAATCTCTCCGTGATGATATTGCTGAACACAATAAAGTTGAAGATAAACAAATCAATAAGATTCTGGAATGGAAATGGATGGCAGCCGGTGGTATTGTTACACTAGCATGGTTGCTATCACACGTAAAAGTTGACTTCATTTCCAAAATATTAGGTTGACATTCATATGAGGTTTCATATATAATGAACCTCTATGAGCCTTTCTACTGACCTAAAATATTTTTTATTATTAACTCCACGCTTTGAAAAGTATCAGCGCAAGTCTGATTACCTATTCAACGTGCGTTGCCCTATATGTGGCGATTCACAAAAGAATAAGAACAAGATGCGTGGTTATGTTTACCGCAAAAACAATGACCTACTATACAAGTGCCATAACTGTGGTGCTGGTATGGGTATCGGTAATCTTATCAAACACCTAGATTCAAACATACACCGTGAGTATATCATGGAACGATATAAATCTGGTGAAGTTGTTTCAAGCAACAATCGTTCACAACTATTTGATATACCAGCACCACGATTTGGTAAACTGGAAACACCAACATACCAAAACGCAGAGCGTTGCGACACACTACCAAAAGAACATTTCTGTAGAACATATTTGGAGAAACGCCAGATACCAGAAAAGTTTTATAGTAAACTATACTTTACACCAAACTATAAAAAGTTTTGTGATGAGGTGTATCCCAATCACGAAAAAGATATTACACCAGATGCACGATTGGTGATACCATTCTTTGATGAGTGGAATTCACTAGCAGGTGTATCTGGTCGTGCATTGACCACGGCTGATAGTAAGTTGAGGTATGTCACCTTGAAGACAAACGATAGTCCAAACAAGTTGATATATGGTCTGGACCGTGTTGATTTTGATAAGCCAGTTAAGATTGTTGAGGGTCCAATTGATTCCTTGTTTCTAAATAACTGCCTAGCCTCAGGTGATTCTAGTCTGCACATAACAGCAAAATATTTTGAAGCAAAAGAAAAAATATTAATTTTTGACAATGAACCACGAAATAAAGAGATTGTCAAGTTAATGCAGGATGCTATCAAGTTAGGACATAATGTTGTAATTTGGCCCTATATGGTAGCATTCAAGGATATTAATGAAATGGTGATGAACCATGTCTCACCTGATGAAATTGAAGAGATTATAAGTAATAATACCTTCAGCGGCCTGGAGGCCCAAGCGAGATTTATTTATTGGAAAAGAGTATAAAATGAAAGTGAAATTAATCAGTTATAGCAAACCAGCCCGTGGCATGTATGATGAGGGTCTAACAGATATGCAAGAACTTATTGCATTCTGTGCTAGAGTATCTAACCCTAGCAACCAATTCAATATGGACACAAGTGAGAAGTTAATTAAGTATTTGGTCAAGAACAAACATTGGTCTCCATTGGAGATGGTGTCGGCATGTATTGAGATTGAAACGACAAGAGATATTGCACGACAAATCTTGCGTCACCGTTCATTCTCTTTTCAGGAGTTTAGTCAGCGTTATGCTGACCCAACAAAAGATTTAGATTTTGTTACACGTGAGGCACGTTTTCAAGATACAAAGAATCGTCAGAATAGTATTGAGATTGATATGATGAATGATGATGACCGTAGATTGGCTACACAATGGGAACAACACCAGAAGAATGTTATCAATGCCGCCAGAGAAGCATACACATGGGCAGTTGAGCATGGTATTGCAAAAGAACAAGCACGTGCAGTATTGCCTGAAGGTAACACAGTTAGTCGCATGTATATGAATGGAACCTTGCGTTCTTGGATTCACTACATAGAACTCAGGGCTGAGAATGGCACACAAAAAGAACACAGAGAGATTGCTAAAGCAGTTGCAAACATTATCGCTGAGGTATTTCCCTTGGCAAATGAATTCGTAAAATAATAATAAATTGGAGTAAGAATATGGATATTGTCCATGGTATTAAGGTAGACTATAAACGTGATGCATTGTTTGATGAACTTGGAATAAAACGATTAAAAGAAAGTTACATGAAAGATGAAGAACAATCACCACAAGAGAGATTTGCATTCGTTTCTAACGCATTCGGTTCTAATCCTGAACACGCACAAAGGCTTTACGAATATTCTAGTAAACATTGGCTTTCATATTCTACTCCTATTCTGTCTTTTGGCAGGAGTCGTAGGGGTCTGCCTATTAGTTGTTTTCTACCATACCTCCATGATAGTGCAGAAGGTTTGGTCGATTGCTTGGCAGAAGTTAACTGGCTATCAATGTTAGGAGGCGGAATTGGAATTGGATTGGGCATTCGTTCTGCCGATGATAAGTCTACTGGCATTATGCCTCATCTCCGCACATATGATGCGTCAAGTCTCGCATACCGCCAAGGTCGCACTCGCCGTGGTTCTTATGCCGCTTATCTTGATATATCTCATCCAGATGTGCCTATCTTTTTGGAAATGAGAAAGCCAACAGGTGACCCTAACATGCGTTGCCTGAATTTACATCACGGTATTAATATTACTGATGACTTCATGCATTTGATTGAGCAGGCTATGCTTGATCCAAACTTTGATGATACGTGGGAATTCAAAGACCCACATAGTGGTGAGGTGCGTGATACAATCTCTGCTAAACTATTGTGGCAACAGATTCTTGAAATGCGTATGCTAACAGGTGAGCCATACATCCACTTTATTGATACAAGTAATCGTTTGATGCCACAGTTCCAAAAAGATTTGGGCTTGAAGATTAATCAATCTAATTTGTGTAGTGAGATTGTGCTACCAACAGATAAAGAAAGAACCGCAGTATGTTGCTTATCATCCGTAAACTTGGAGTATTATGATGAATGGAAGAATGATGAACTATTTCTCCGCGATATGGCTGAAATGCTTGATAACGTTCTACAGTATTTTATTGATAATGCACCTGCTTCCATCTCCAGGGCCGTATATTCTGCTATTAATGAGCGTTCTATTGGTATTGGAGCCTTAGGCTTCCATGCATATCTACAAAAGAATGGCGTTGCGTTTGAAAGTGTTATTGCTAAATCACTAAACAACAAAATGTTCCAACACATAGAAGGGAAACTAAATGAAGCCAATCTCCAACTGGGGTCTGAAAGAGGCTCTCCTCCTGATTGTGCTGGCACCGGTCGCCGCTTTGCTCACGTTATGGCTATTGCTCCAAATGCTAGTTCATCTATTCTTATGGGTAATACCAGTCCTTCTATTGAGCCTTATCGTGCTAATGCTTATCGTCAAGACACATTGAGTGGTTCATATCTAAACAAGAATAAATGGCTTGATGCAGTTCTACGCACCAAGAATTTAAGTGATGATGAATTGGCAGATATCTGGTCGAGTATCATTGCTAATGATGGTTCATGCCAACACCTTGATATCTTGGATGAAAATGAAAAAGAAGTTTTCAAAACATCCATGGAGATTGACCAACGTTGGGTTGTTGAACACGCCGCTGATAGACAACACTTCATTGACCAAGCACAATCATTAAATCTATTCTTTAGACCAGATGCCAATATCAAATACATTCATGCATGTCATTTCTTGGCATGGAAGAAGGGACTAAAAACTCTATACTATTGCCGTAGTGAGAAGTTGGCTAAGGCTGATAAGGTATCTAAACGTATTGAACGTGAAGTAATTAAAGAGTTGGACATGTCAGCCATTGCACAAGGTAACGAATGCTTGGCATGTGAAGGCTAATGAAACCAACTATAGCATTGTTTTTGCACCAACCTAAGTGTTCGGTGCAATCTGGTAATGGTATAATGAAATCATTAGAGGATCATTATCATTTCAAGATATTCACTAAGCATGAAGTTGAGGATGATTTTTTTAATGATGTTGATGTGATTTGTTTTCCTGGTGGTATTGGTGATGTGGAGAGTTTTGATTCACTAACCAAAGCCAACAGAGAACAAATCAATAGATTCATGGAGAATGGTGGTAAGTATCTTGGTATCTGTATGGGTGCATATTGGGCAAGTGATGAATACTTTGGATTCTTAAAGAATATAAGTGTTGAACAATATATCACCAGACCAGGTACCGATACACGAAGACCACATGCAAAGAATCTGAATGTAGAATGGCTCGGTAATGATTGTAATATGTTCTTCTATGATGGGTGTGCATTCGGACCAGGTCAGTATGAAATCATTGCTAAGTATAAGAATGATGATCCGATGGCTATCATACAAGATAATATTGGATTAATTGGATGCCATCCTGAGAGCCAGGCTAGTTGGTATGAAGAGTATAGTTGGATGCGTGGTAAGTATCATAACGGTAAACATCACGAACTATTGTTAGAGTTTGTAAATAAATTGGTGAGGTATTGATGTTAGTAATTGAATATGTTATAATTGGTGCATTGTCTGCTATTGGTTGGTGGGGTTCAAATCATTATCTGATTGAGCCACATTTTCCACCACCTATTGAGCGTAAGAAAGAAGAGAATTAATTATGAATGCTGATGAGGGAACTGGTGCTAGAGGCATATTTCCAACTCCATTGTATATTGCATTTTCAACTAAGGTTGCAACAATACAAAAAGAGATTAGAAATATTATGCCTGATGTTGTAATTGCACCAACACCGGAGCATTGGGGTAAGACACACAAACTATCACAGCCAAAAAACAAGGATGCGTATGTATTCAAACAGGATATTATTGCAGACTATAAACTAGACACACTTGCGAAAGATATAGATAACCATCTAAAGATATATTGTGAGAAGTATGGTGTTCCGTATGCACCAGATTATAATAGAACCTCATGGATGGCAGTATTTGATGAGAATGAGTATGGTCACATACATAATCACTATCAATCATCCGTATCGGGTTGCTATTATTACATGACTGATGGTGATGATGGTAGTATATTTTTCCCACCATGTGGACCAACCAAATTTATGGGTGAGTATGTGGCAATTAATGAAAGTCATATTGTCAAGCCTGCTATAGGCAAACTGTTGATGTTTCCTGGTCCATTGGAGCATGGCATTAAAACAAACACAACAAACAAGAGAAGAATTAGCATATCGTTTAACATAGACTTTAAGAGATTTTAAGGAAAGAAACATGAAACAAGTATTAAAATTTTCAGCATCATGGTGTGGTCCATGCAAATCGTTGTCTGGTGTGATGAAACACGTAGACTTCAAAGATGTAGAATTGAAAGAGATTGACATTGATGAGAACATTGATGAAGCCAAAAAATATGGCATCCGTGGTGTGCCAACATTGGTGCTATTGAATGATGGTGTTGAAGTGAAACGACAATCTGGTATGATGATGGCAGATAAAGTTGAGGAATTCATCCATGGTTAAGAAGAACACTAGCAGATTGACTGATGAACGTAGTTCATTCAAGCCATTCAACTATCCATGGGCATATGATGCATGGCTCAAACATGAACAATCACATTGGTTACACACCGAGGTACCAATGCTTGAAGATGTTAAAGATTGGAAGAAACGCCTAACTGCCGAAGAGAAACAATTTCTCACACATATCTTCCGTTTCTTCACACAGGGTGACATTGACGTTGCAGGTGGTTATGTAAACAACTATCTACCATACTTCCCTCAACCAGAGGTGCGTATGATGTTGTTGGGATTCTCTGCACGTGAAGCATTGCACGTTGCGGCATACTCACACCTGATTGAAACTCTTGGACTGCCTGAGACCATGTATAATGAATTCTTGGCATACGAGGAGATGAGAGCAAAGCATGATTATGTTTTGGATATATCCAAACAGAATACAACAAAAGAAAATACTGCCAAACATATTGCGGTGTTCTCTGCATTCACCGAGGGTATGCAATTGTTTAGTTCATTCATTATGCTATTGAACTTCCCACGCCATGGTAAGATGAAAGGTATGGGACAGATTGTCACATGGTCTATCGTTGATGAAACCATGCATGCCGAGAATATGATGAAACTATTCAAGACATACATCCATGAGAATCAAGAGATTTGGAATGATGGATTGAAATCATCCATTTATACCATCGCTGAGAGAATGGTAGAGTTGGAAGATAAATTTATTGACCTAGCCTTTGGTATTAATGAGATGGAAGGGTTGACAAAAGAGGACGTTAAGAAGTATATTAGATACATTGCCGACCGCCGATTGATTGGACTTGGTATGAAAGGTATCTTCAAAGTCAAACGTAATCCACTACCATGGGTAGAGGAAATGATTAACGCACCGACTCACACCAATTTCTTTGAGAACCGTGCAACAGATTATGCCAAAGGTGCCCTATCTGGTTCATGGGATGAAGTATTTCCACAGGCACACTAATATGATATTTGATAATTTTGTTGGCGTTCAAGACAACGCATTCACACCTGAGTTTTGTAATGGTGTTATTGATTACTTCGAATCTATGCACAAGAGTGGATACTCCATGAATAGGCAACAGATAGATGGTAATGTTACAAAGGTTGAGAAAGAGGATGATGCCGTTGATAACTCCATGCATAATATTGCTATGACATTCACCGAACATGCCATGCATGTGAATGAAACATTATATAAGAAATTGTTCCGTGAGTATGCCGAACAATATGATATACTATTAACAGGCAACGAGAAACTACGTAATGACTTTATGAAAGTCCAACGCACCAAGGTAGGCGGTGGGTACCATGTATGGCATTTTGAAGATGGTGCTAGATGGGCAGGCAGTAGAATTCTAACATGGATCCTATATCTGAATGATGTGGAAGATGGTGGTGAGACTGAATTCTTATATTACCCACGCCGTATCAAACCACAGACAGGACGATTTATTATTTGGCCTGCAGGCTTTACACACAGTCACCGTGGCAATCCACCTCTGACAAATACCAAATACATTATGACAGGATGGATGGGGTATTGATGGTAATAATATAATTATTACTTGACAAACAAACAAGGATGACTTATAATTAGTCATCCTTTTTTTATGGAGTTGTTATGAAAGTTGGTATCGGTACCGCAGTTATTTTGGCATTGGCACTTGTTATCTGTGTGCCACTTATTACTATTTGGTCATTGAACACATTGTTCCCATCATTGGACATTCAATACACAATTGAAACATGGTTGGCGGTGTTGATTCTATCCAATGGTATCTTCGGTAAATATGTGAAGATGATGAAATGACATACAAATATGGTTTGAATAAGATTGATGCATTCGCTTATGAATCAGGACTATTGTGTGATGGCACACCGGATAGTTTTGATACAAAGGCGATTGAATCATTCGCTGAGAAGATTCTAAGTGATGTATTGAATATTGTAATGGACACGGACGTTCGCAAATTCACCTACACCACTTATGATAAGGACATGGCTGAATCCATTAAGTTGAGGGTCATCCATGCCATTACACAGGAATATCTAAAACAATGAGAATCATTGACCTCATTAAAAAATTAGAAGACCTATACTGCACCTATGATGATGAATATAAACATCACATGGGTGAGCCTGAGATTATGATTGATTGCTTTGAATTGGATGATACCGGTAATAATATCCAATATAAAGGCTTTATGAAAGATATTTACATTGACAAAAGCGCCGACGGTGTGTATGATATACTGAGAGCATTTAATATAGAGGACCCTAAGAATGACAGATAAAGAATCAAAAGTGGAACAAAAAGAAACTAAAGTTGAAGGCAAAGTTGCAAGACCTGAACGTGTAAAAGCCAAAGTGATTCAAATTGCCACTAGCACCACAAATACTGGTCAGGTATTATTGGTTGCATTGATGGATGATGGCACAATGCATCGCCGTATTGTGAATAGTGACAGCGCAACATGGGTTGAAGTCCCTGCTATCTAATGGCAATTCTGCACTACAAAGATGAACCATATGGTGCATCCGATTTTAATATCAAAGAATATGCCATCGGTGGTAAACTGATAACAGCAAGTTTTATCATTGATGAGAGGATATTAGAGCATGTTCCGAAAGATGAAATCAAACGTAAATTAGCCAATGAGTTGGCTCAAGGTATGATTGAGAATAACCTATTAGAGTTTACATCCATGCGTGATCCATTGAGTAGTAATATTAGAATTCATGTTAGATGCTATCTGGCACCTGATGGTCAAGTTAAGATTATACGAGAGTTGAAAAATGCAAGAGTTTAATACTGATGAGAAAGCCAGAATTGTCCATATCAAAAACAGAATTCAGGATACTCTCCATGATAAATTACAAAGTATGGATGCACGTTTGCAAGTGTTGATTAAATTCTATGGTGTGGTGAGTGGTGGTGCGTCAGCCTCATTTTTTCATAGTGAGCAACCAAATGATATTGACATATATTTCAAACATGAACAAGCACGTGATGAATTTATGAATCTGTTGAAGGATGATAAATTTCACACCGATATTGCAGATGTGAATCCTAAGTATGGTCTTGATACATTGGTGAATGGCAAATTGATAACTTCAAATGCTACCACATTTAAGAATGGTGTTCAAATCATTATAATGGACACCGTTAGTGTGCGTGAGCATTTTGATTATATTCACACCATGCCATGGTATGATTGTGATTCGAAACTCTATCACATATCACCAGGACAATATAATTCAATTAAAAACAAACAATTAGTTATCAATCCATATGCCAATCCAAATACACCAACCAATAGTCGTAGAATGAAATTTTTAAGTAGAGGATGGAAAGAATGAAAGATGATATTTTTGTGCCGATATTCATTGCGGCAATATTTGTTTCTATTATCCTACTGATGCTTGGTAATAAAATTGGTATGTCAAATGCATATGATAATTGTATTGATTACTATAAAGAAAGTCCGGTTGTTGAGGCACGTATGATGTGCCGTAAGATTGTAGTTGATGGTAAGAAATAATGCGTAAAAATATCGAGTATTATAAACGTGAGTATTGGTCGTTCGGTATCAATATCGGAACACCTTATGAGCGTGACCATGGAGAGAAACCATACAATACATTACATATTTGTTTTTTCAAGCATTCATGGTGGTTCAAACTGCCTGAATTTATCAAACCAAAAGAGAAATGGATTGATACAACAAACGCAAGTTGGAACAAAGGTGAAGTTGGACCATGTGGTTTCACAGACTACATCCGAAAAGAATATGGTATAACATTTGGTAATGAGGCCATTCACATTCATTATGGTATTCAACCAGGTAATTGGTCCCGTGATGACCCTGAGAATAGTGACCATACGAAACTGTTTTGGTATCCTTGGCAATTAACGATTGTTCGACATGACCTATTGTATCCAAATGGTGATGTATATCATCGCAACAAATATCCAAGAGGTGACGAGAAACACATTCATTGGTATGAGGTATTTGACCAACCAAAACCAAAGACGGGTGTTCAAGTTCAAGTTGCTGAGTTTGTTGAACTTGAACACTACAACAAAACCGATGGTAAACTACAGAAGGCACGCATTCGATTGTGTGGTGAAGAGCGTGAATGGCGTCCAAAGTGGACTAGATGGCTACCAATATTCAAACACGTTAGCCGTGTTGTTGATTGTAACTCTGATGTTGAACTTGGCACTAGAGCAGGTTCATGGAAAGGTGGCATGATGGGTTGGTCTTGTGAATGGAAAGAAGATGAAGACATGAAAGATGCCTTTAGACGTTGGTATAAAACATGGGATGGAAATTAAATGAGTGAAATTAGTGATAATGAAGTCAAAGTCCTTAAATGGATTATGATTAAAAATATGGTATTGATTGTTACCACAGCATTGTCGGTATATTTCATATCACCATGGATGTTTTTCATGTTGTTGTGTTATACTACATACTCACACAATGATGGTGAGGAGAAACAACTATGAGCAAAGAAGAAGATAAAATCAAGCACAGTAAACGCCTACACCAGGAACAAACTGCAATTGATAAGCAAGTAAAGATTGCTAAGGCACATGGTATTAATGTAAAGGAGCCACATAAATTGGCTAAACATCATGCATTAGATTGTGGTATACCAAATTGTCCCGTGTGTTCAAGCCCACGCAAGACAAATGGTGAAGCCACAAAACAGGAACTATCCTTCAAACAAACTGAGGGATGGGATGGATGACAAAGGAACTATTTGAGTATTTCATGTTTGGTTATTTGATGGGTATTATTACACCATTCATATTGAAAATCATAGATGAAATTAAATTAATGTTTAAGGAGTGGTGATGGCAATTAAAACACCAGAAACAGAATGCACCGATTGTAGATTCAAGTTCGGTAATACATTTGCAACGGCTGTTTATTATGAGCCTCTTTATGATAAGGAAGGCAATTTGGTAAGCACCGATGGCAATAAAATAAGTGGCGAGTGTGATTGTGTTGAATGTGGTAGGCATTGGACATATATCTCAGCGCATGGTAAAACAACATTCAACGAATGGAGTAAATAATGGATACAGGTATACTACACAAAGTTTGGGAACTAACTATTCAAGCACAGGACCCATACATGACAGGCTTTTATAATTTTGAGAAAAAGAAAACACTATACATGATCCAAAAGATTCTTGATAGTGAAATGCCTAAGTTGCCTACCTTTGCAGGTGAGGAAGAATGGTTGAAGGAACAGGATATTAAAAATGGACATTGATAGCGCACTAACATTCTTTGGTAGTTCAGTTTTTATTGGACTTGGTATTATTATAATTGGCATGGCGGTGTTGGTTGTTAATAATTTGTTTATGAAATTCTGGAAGCCAGTCCCAATGTGGACCATTCCACAATATAAATTTGTTGAGCATCCAATTAGTAAGACCGAAGAGCCTAAACTATGAGTGATATCGAATTAGAATTCATTGGCGAGAGGTTGGTTCAAATATATGGTGATTCGTTGCCTGATCCTGACCATTCACCACGCCAATTTGAATTCTATGTGAAGATGTATATGTATTTTCACCATACAAAATAGAGTTGGTATTCTATGAAATCCATGTTGCATTGCAACATAAAGGCGATATATAATATTATGACACCGCCAAATGGGGTGTTAATTATTAATCGCTTATTAAAGGATAAAAAATGGATATTACCAAATACAACGAAAAAGCAAAAGCCCTAGCATTGACATTAATTGATGCACAAGAAAAGGGTGCCAAGACAGTTATCAATTCTTGGGAAAAATTCTTAGGTGCCGAATCTGCTACATATATGCATGGGCTAACAAAAGTAGCGGAAGAAGTATCAAAGAATGCAAGAAAAATCGTTGAAGACTGCTCGGGATTTGCTTATGCAGGAAATAAAAAGTAACACCAGTTACTTTGATCCTGTTGTGCGAAACGGGTGGATAATTAAATTCTCAGTTTATAAAAACGCTGATATATTATTGTTATTCACCTCTAGATACACCGGTCAAACGATAATTAGGTATTTCAAAGAGGAAGATGAGGCGGTAGAATTTATTAATTTTATAATTAGCAAAGATTCTACCACATACCAGAATCCTTTAGAATGGTAAACATATAACCCACCCATTGCGGTGGGTTTTGTTTTGTGCTATAATAGGCACATGAATGATTATGAAGACACTATGAAGAATTATGCCGGACTGCCGGTGAAATACATTGTAGCAGGCAACTACAATGAATACCAGGCATACGTCAAACGAAAGCCACGCATTGAATGTTATTACAAATATGTGTCGGGCACCGATACTCTGCGTGGACTATCCTCAATTGATGGATTCTATATTGGTTCATATGAATCCCGTCCTGATATTAAAGAAATCAAATCGGCTATTGCCATAATCAAAGCAAATCATATTACCCATAGATCCGTTGAATTTGATTGGGATAGTTGGAAGAATAATACTGGTTTTGTTGCACAAGAGATTGGTCCAGATATTGCCACTATAATTAATGGTGGTGATATGAGTGAACTTACCGCCAGAATTATTAGGGCCAAAAAACTATTAGAAAAAGAAATAGATGATTATGAACAGGAAAACGGATGCGAGTAATTATTGCAGGTGGTCGTGACTTCACCGATTTTGATTATTTCAAAGCATACATGAATACCATACCACCATGGGTAGAAATTACTGAAGTTGTATCTGGTGGTGCCACCGGTGTTGATTCTCTTGCAATTGAATGGGCCACCATGTATAATATCCCATACAAAGTATTTCATGCTGAGTGGGATAGATTAGGCAAAAGAGCCGGTCCTATTAGGAATGCTGAAATGGCGGTGTATGGTGATGGGTTGATAGCATTCTGGAATGGTGAATCAAAAGGCACCAAGAATATGATTGACCAAATGGCACGGAAAGAGGCCTGGATATATGTGGTGAGAACTGATATACCATGGTGCAAAGAGTTTAGAACTACCATTATTAATGGCAAATCATACAAAGACCCAATATTAAATAATGTCCACGTGTGGAACCCAAATGAAAGAACTGCATAATGTTTGTATTTGATTTAGAATCACTTGGTGTAGAATCCAATTCTGTTATATTATCCATGGCCTGTATCCATTTCAAGCCAGAATATAAACAAACACCGGACCAATTGAGAGCCGAGGCATTCTTTTGTAAGTTTGATGTAAATGACCAGGTGCATAGATTGGGTCGTAAAATTGATAAGGACACCGTGGACTGGTGGAAGAAACAATGTGATAATGTAAAGAAAGCATCCTTTATTCCTAATCCAAAATATGATGTGCCATTTGAAGCCGGACATGCGGCTATGAAAGAATTTGTCGAGCACAAAAATGATCCTGATTGTTGGGTGTGGGCCCGTGGTGGATTGGATGATGTGATGCTATCAAGTATGGAACGTGCCTGTGGTCTTGAGAATATATTTTCATTCAATAGGTGGCGTGATGTGAGAACTGCTATTGATTTTCTATATCACAAAACAAATGGATATTGTGAGGTATATTATCCTGGCTTTGACCGTAACCTACATATTACAAAGCACAATCCGATTGATGATTGTGTCCTTGATGTGATGCAATTATTGTATGGTGAGGAGCCATTATGAAACAATATTCCTGCTGGTGCTATAATTGTCTCAAAGATATGAAAGAGGATGGTTGGCCTATTCCATTGACACGGATGATATTATGTCCGGACTGTGGCAATAAACGATGCCCGAAAGCCACGGACCATAATAATGCCTGCACCAACTCCAATGAGCCAGGTCAGCCAGGTAGCCGGTACACGGATGGATTTGATACGAGTGAATTCAAATTATATGACAGTTTACTAATCAAGCCAACTGCACCACCGGATCCATTGGTAGTAATGAGTGCCCAATCCGAGGAGATATTCCGGATCACCAAGGACGGTGATATTTACAGTAAAGGTCGCCTAGTCCAAGGTGATGATGAATTGGTAGAGTTGACCAAAGAATTTATGAGATTAATGGTAGAAAATACTAGGAGAATGCAATGACTGAATTACACCAATTAATATACATGGACCTATTAGAGTTGTATATGTTAGACTTAGAGTTGGAGAATAGAGGCCTATACCTCCAGAATATAGCCCTCCAAACAATAAAGAATCCAATCACACCAATACCATCCTATCCATGGGATAAAACACCATATAATCCAATGCCACCTTGGGTAGTTACATGTCAAAACACCAACCATACGGGAACGTAAAGATGCGAGGCAGGAAGGAAAAACTCCTGCCATGTACCTGTTGCGTAGCCATTAATAAAAAGAAAATGCCACGGGCTACGCAAGAGGACATGGATAAACTGGAAAAACAATCCAGAATATACAAGCCAAATAAACAGTATCCGGAGATAGCCAATGATGATAAGTGAATTTAGAGATTATTTTTGTATTATCCCATTAATTGTATTCACCACATTCCTAGCCATAATATATGGAATATCTGTAGTAAGAATGATGAGGAAAGATAGATGATACTGCGAAACATCCTAAAGGAAATAATATATGGATACCTACGAGAAACAAGTAGAGAGAAAGATAAAGTTAATAAGCAAACACCAGAAGGAATTAAAAGACCTCCTGAGTAAATGCCCACACCCAATAGTAGAGAATAAACAATCCTATTATTCAGGTGATTATTACAATAGAGCATATACCAGATACTGGACACAATGTAAGATATGCCATGCGAAATCCGCAGATACAATAGAGAATCACAATTATTATGGATAAAATAGAATCACCAATCCTAGGCTATGATGAGAATAATAATCCAATCATCCAGCCAAGAGGATATATTTACACCCAAGCCTTTATTCTATGCAGAGAATGTAATAATCCAATCTCAGCCGTAGGTGGTCCAAGATACAATTCAATATGTGTGGAGTGTTATAATGAAAAAAGGTAGAGCCACTGGACTAAGACAGAATGATACTACAAAGGATGTGAATAGAGCCGCCTTTGCAAAGAATATGGAGACAGTGGATATAAATGATGCATGGCGAAAAGCCAAAGCCAATGATCCATCCATAGAATTTAGAATGACCTTTGTTGAATATAGGAAACTATATCGCAAAGGAAAAGCACCATAATACTGTATGCCTATACATACTGTATGGACTGTATGAAAACACATGTGCAACTCCACTACTGATAAATACCGCAAATGAAACAATGTCCAAAATGCGGTGCCGAACATAAAAAAAGAGGCCCGTTCTGCTCACAATCCTGCGGTAATTCCCGAGGACAGTCCGATGAACTCAAAGCGCAAAAAGCCGCGAAACTAAAGGCCTATCACCAAACGCCTGAAGGTGCCGCAACGAGATCCATAGCATCGGACTTTGCCTCACGCCTGAATAAGAATAGAGCACTTGAAAGAGCCGGTGAATACGTTCTAAGCGATCCCGATTGGATGCTGGACATTCCGCTAACATCCGAAAACATGCATACATATCCCGATGAGGACGATACCTCATGGCTGTGAAAAAGGATATGAATGAAGACATTAAAACACACCTGCGATAATTGCGATACTGCGTTTAGGATTGCTTATGATGCCGAATCGGCGGCTGATGAACCGAGATATTGTCCCTTCTGCTCTGAATACATAACAGAGAATGAAGAGGATGATAATGAGTTGGACCTATAAGAATGAGCCAGTGACGGATGAGATTATTGGTGATGCATACGGATTTGTTTATATAATCACCAATGAAACTAATGGGCGAAGATACGTTGGGCGCAAGTATTTCACCAAAGCAGGATACAAGACCGTAAAGGGTAAGCGCAAAAAGATTCGTGTTAGTTCTGGATGGGAAGACTACTACGGCTCTAACAAAACCCTACTTGAAGATGTGAAGAACTTAGGCGCTGAGAACTTCACGAGAACCATTCTGATGCTGTGCCGAAACAGGTCCGAATGCGCTTACTGGGAGACCCATTACATATTCCAGTTTGAAGCGTTGTTATCCGATAGATGGTACAACGAGTGGGTGACCTGCAAGATATCCAAGAAAAATATAAAACCACCTGCTGGAGCCTAATATCCATGCGCTTTCCAGAGCACGTTTTTCGGATATTGGTCTCCAGTGATGGTTTGTGTGCAGGTTGATAGGTAGACCACTAAACCTATAGTATTACACCATTTTAGTCAACTATTCTTGACATTACCTGGAATCCTGGTATAATTACTAGGAGAAAAGAGATTGGAGATTTTATGACTAATTTTACTAACATTCCCTACGTTACCGTTGCTGATATGATAGCCGCATTGTCTGCGTTGCCAGCCGATGCACGATTGGTCGTTACTGAGTCCGGTTACTACTCCTATGGCGAAGGTTTCGCTGACTGCTACTTGCCACGTCCAGTGGATGGCGAAGGTGAAGTTTGTCCTGCTGACCGTGCTGTGGCATATTCTCTGGGACATTCCCATCAGTCCTACTAATACTTGACTGGATTGGTCAGGTATTGGTTGACATTTACCAAATTTCTGTTATAATTATTCCATAGATTGAGAGAAAAGGAAAAGATATGGGTTTCGAAAAGCGTGTTTTGGATGTAGTGGGTAAAGTGTTGAAAGAAGATGATACCGCAACCTTCACTTACGGAACTCTGTTCGTTCCCGGTGTTACTGCACGTGAAGCCGCTAAGATTGAAACTGCATTGATTAAAGAATTTCGCTGTGGTGTTATCGTTACACCCTGTAGTAATGAGTTTGCCTTTGATTTTACTGCCTAAGGAGTTGTTATGGCTGTTACGATTGTGAATGGTTTGAAAAATTCTCAGAAAATCTTTTTGGTGATTAATGATGTAGCATGGTACACCACAATTGCTGGGACAGAAAAAATTGCACGTGATACACACCGTGTCGCCGTAAAAAGTGTATTGAATCAAATGGCACAAGAAAAGGTTGTTGGTATGGCTCGGACAGTTAGAATATATGAGGATTTACCTGGTGTTCCGTTCGGCCGCGCAAAACAAATACCAGTAAATGTGCAGGTTTCCCTCTGCTGACCTATTGACAGGTTGACTGCTGGCGCTGTATACTCTGGCTGTTAGGCTGTTAAAGGTATTATTATGGCAAACGAATTAGTTAATACGTTGTGGGGTTTAGAGGTGCTGAATACTGCACCTATGTGTAAGCATGAAGGCTGTGACAATCATGCCGATAATGCAGGTAATGGAAAGTACCATAAGTTGTGCTCCCATCACCATAAAGCGAAGTACCAGAAGAAGCGTGGTGGATTGAAACACCTCTATCACCGTAAGGAATACTGTGAGAATGTAGATGGACGCCTTGGCTATAAGTGTACCACTACTATCGTGAACTGGAAGTGGCAATTAGAGGTTGACCATATTGATGGAAATAGTTCTAATGATGATCCGCTGAACTACCAAACGCTGTGTTCGTGTTGCCATAGGTACAAGACCTATCTGAATGAGGAGAACCTGTCTCCAGAGAAACGAAAGTCTTACTTACAGAAATTCATAAAATAACACTATAGATTGGTCAGGTATTGCTTGACCTTTTCTCCATTCCTGGTATAATTGTATGGAAGAAAGAGAGAAAAGATGTTGAAATTCCTAATCGAACTTGTCCAAGCCGCTGTAATTGCTACTCTGTTCTTTGGACCTCTGTTTTACTACTACTTGGCCTAATCATGTTTTCACCAAAAGTATTCATTTATTTCTTAGGTTCTCTAGCCGCTTTGATTATGGGTACCGTGTTGCTGGCGCTGATGAATGACGTTCTGGCCACTAAGACTGTCCTGGACACTTACCCTGGCACTAAGACTGTGTGCGCTAGGCAACAATACAACTATAGTTTGAAAATCACCCAATGCGTTGAGAATAGAACTGTTGCCGCTACTTGTAAGACTGTCGAATCTGATGGTCCTATCTTTGACCCAATTATCTCCACAAGGTGTGAATAATGTCTGCTCGAAAACGTAAGAAAAAACTCTACTCTGGTCGGAATGCACCGCTGTTCTATGCGGCTATGGAATCACTACTACGAAAGGTAACAAAATGAATCCCATCCCAAGGTCTAGTCTGTTTGGCACACCAGAGAATCTGGAGGCACTTGACTTGCAAATCCGTTCGCTGAATACTGAGGCTGAGAGGGCCATAGCCTATCATTACACTATGCTGGCGTTCAACTTGGCCTATAAGATGGTCGAGGAAGCCAAGGAGACTGCATAATACTTGACTGGATTTTGTGAATACTTTTGTCTTATATTGACAATGGTAAATTTCCTGCTATACTATAGTTAAGAAATCAGAAAGAGAGCACGGAAATGAGAAATTACTTCGCCTTCTACAAAAACGAGAGAATCGTGGTTATGGCCGCTACTTCTTACGCCGCACAATTAGCCGCCGCTAAAGTGTTCAAAGCACGTAAAGCCTATGATGTGGCTATCGTCTTGGCTGATATCGAGATTGATCCTGCTAGTCTGTAAGGAGAACAAAATGGTTTACATTGTCGAATACACTACAGAAGAACAAATCGGAAATGACTGCTTGACTATGGAGATTGAAGCGGTTAATCGTGAAGCGGCTTGGGATATACTTGAAGAAAAATATCCTGATTTGGCTATTGATTGTGTTTATGCTCGGGAGTTGTGATATGACTGCCAAAGAATTTCAAGAACAACTGGAGTGGTTCTGGTTGTTTTGCCAAGAAGAAGCCTGGAGCGAGTGATGAATAATTTTTCAGTTATTGTAACGGAATACTACCAGCCATCTACTGGCGATAGGCCATACCAATCTGATAGAATCGTGGCCACTATGTTATCTGAGGTGGATGCTAAGTTGCTGGCGGCTGAAAAAAACTGCCGTGCTGTATCTGGCCAATACTACTCTGTCCAAAAGGTGGATAAAAATGCCTAAATTCCCCCAATCATTGACTAACCAATACATGGATATCGTCCATAATGAAGGCATGGATTTTGAGGACGAGTTGCGGTCCATACTTGAACTGCTGGAGCGTGTCGCACCTGATGCGCTGGAGCGTGAGATAAAAAACATGGTGGAATACCTGGATTCTTGGGAACAAAAGTAATACTTTTTCTATACTTGACAAATGGTAAAAACCTGGTATAATGAAGTCTGGATAAAGAGAGGTTGATATGTTGTTTTGTCTAGTCGCTGTTTTTACTGTTTTGGTTGTTTTGTCTGCATTGTCTACTTACTTCGGAGAATGATATGTCTATAGAAGGTTTGTTACTGGATGCTGGTTTACCTCTGGATGAGCATTCC